CGTATATGTCATGTTCCGGATTGTGACTCCATCAAACAGCTGCCGCTAGTGGCGCAAGCTCCAGCGCGGCGAGCGGATCACCGTGCTCCTGCTCGCACCAACTCATAGGCGGCTCTTGCATCCAGACGGATCCTGGCAGATTGCACCACTGGCCCCACTCGTGCTCATCCGTCAGCTCTAGCAGCTCTCTCGCGTCCACAATATGCGTGGCGCATGCACCTATGTACCCCTCGCCATCTGCGAGCCAGAGGTGCCATCTCGCTGGTTCTAGGCAATGCGACTCCGTAGAGGGCCGATAGCCGCAGACGGTGAGCCAGCCGATCTCCGGACCCAACATGTCCTTCCAGTGCGGCTGCGTCACTTGCCCTCCGCTCGCGCGCCGAGGACCGCTGCGCAGGCCAGAGCCGCCAACGTCTTCATGGCTGCCAGACCTTCCCGCTGGCGTTCAGGATCTCAATCAGCGCGTCTGCGGCCCACTCGTACATGTCCTGGCAGAGGATCCAGGAGCGCCAGCCCTCGTCCACCATGATCATGTAGAAGGATGTTGCTCCGCCCTCCTGGAGCTGCTTGGTGTACACCGGCGCTTCGGGCGTTGCCTCGGCGCTCACGGGAGCACCACCTTGAAGTCGGTGAGGCGGAGTCCCGCACCCTTCGTCTCTTCCAGCTTGAGCGTTGCGTCGTCTGGCCCGATCGCCGGTCCGCTAATGGCTGCCGCGCTGAACTCGCGCCCGGAGTCGTCCACGAGCGTCAGCAACAGCATCGACCCACCGAGCATCGCCGCGAGTTCAGCCATGTTTGGCGTCTCGACCTCAGGCACGAACTCCTTTGGCGTCTCAGCCATTCGTCGCTCCTTGCGGCAGGGCCTCTATGGCCCAGCTGACGACGATTGCGTTTTCATCAGATGACTCAATTACAGCTTTGCCCGCTGTCTTCAAGCCGAACTCATACAAGCCGCGATCTAGGTACAACCGCCTGTCCTGCAAGTGCGATGCGAACTGACGCATGGCCACTGTCGGATTGCCAGCATTAATTACTGCCTTGGCTCGAAGCTCTTCTGTCGTCTTGACCTCCACATTGAGGAGGTCTGAAATCTTAGGCACGATCGCTCTCTTCCTCGCCGGGCGCGAGGCGCGGCACTGGCGTCTGCTCGGGGCCTAGCCGACCTGGCATCGACCCATCAAAAGTCTTGGGCAAGGCATAGATCTCCCACAGTTCCTGGTGGACGGGAAGGGACCTGGAGGCTCGCTCGCCTGGGTCGATCATTCCGTTCCCCAATCCAAATTCACTCTGGTCCCAACTCTCCGCATCTCTTGGATCGTCCATATCTAGACCTCCTCGCAGTTCATGTAGTGGTACAACGCCTTCCGGACATACGCTACCCGCGACAGCCCAGCCTCCTGCGCACGCTTATCGATCGCCAACAGCTGATCGGACTCCAGCGTCATAAGGAACTTGTCATTGATCCGACCGGGCACCAACGGCTCCTTGACACCCGGCTCAATCACAATCTTCGGCACTCAGCAATCCTTCTCGTCTCTGGGTCTCCGGCTAGTCGGCCCGAAAAGCTCCGTCCTAACGTTCACGGATGTGTATATACTATATATCTTATATCTCTTACTTACTTTCTACCTATAAACCCAGAGACTCAGAGACGAAGTGCCTATTTCCCCTGGTAGATTTGCGTCTCTGGGTTTCGGTTCAACCCGGATCAACTAGGGGTCGAAACCAGAGACGGAACCACCTGTTTCGGTCATTGGAACGCTTTGTTTACCAATTGTGTTATATACAACAAGCATTCCAAGATCGACATAACCGTTCCGTCTCTGGGTTTCGTCGCTGGGTTTGACCTAGTCGTACGACTAGCCGGTGACAGTCTTCACCCAGTCAGCCTTGAGACGCAATCCAACCCGATACCAAGTGGGCTTACCGTCCTCATTCCGCATGGACCTCTTCTCAAAATTCAGCCCGTTCAGATCACGGCCAAATTTCGTTTGGCTTATACGGTCCTTGTCCTTTACAGAATGGTTATCACACCAGACTACGTATGCTTGATACAGCTTGCCGGGCTCAACCCGGTACGTGTCCGGCTCCCCGTACTCGCACAGGTCCTCTAGTGCTGAGGCAAAGTCGCTCACCTCTGCGCGGAACCGCCGTCCGGCCTCTATCGCCCCAGCGGGTACATATGTAAGGCAGTCCGGGTTGTTCAGATACATCTGATACCCGGCGACCAACCAAGCCAGCACAGCCGAGCGACCCTCATCGGACTCCAGCAGATCGATGAATCCTGGATCCTCCTCATTCTGCGGGATCTGCACGTCAAACGGCACAACGATGATCCGTCGCCATAGCGCCGCATCAGCGCCCTCAATCGTAGGGGCGTGGTTCGTCAGCAACCACGGCGTGAAAGCTGGTCGAATATCCATGTACTCCTTGGCGTATGGCACGCGAGCCTTGACCGGCGCACCGCCAGTGAGGCGCTTGATCTGATCCGGATGCAGGTGCCAGGAGGCTGATGCCTCCTCAGCGTAGACGAACCGCTTCGTCAGTACTCCCACGAGGTCCGGCCGTGGACGCTCATCCTGGTTGTCGCGGAACACAGTCATGTTGGTACCGCTAGCGTATGCACCTAGCGCGGAGTCGAGCGCGAGCGCAAAAGTGGTCTTTCCGGTAGAGGTCGGCCCAAATGCGACCGGCATTAGCCGCTTGGGATTCCGGCCAAGCAACGTATACCCGGCGAGCGCTTGTAGCCAATCGCGCACCTCAACGTCCGGTTGGAAGCGCGACAGGAACTTGTTCCACTCGGGCAGCTCCGCACTCTCCACATACCGCGTCCCGGTCGAGATCGTGTTCCAGTCCTCCAGCTTCGAGGGCCGGAGCCGGACGCGCTGTCCAGAAAGCTCAAGCGTGCCGTTGGGGCACACCAGGAGATCTCGCCGGGAATCGAGCGCACCAGCGTCGAGCGTCATGCCCTTTAGGTCACGAGCCTTGGAGATCATGGCGTTTAGCTTGCCCTCGTTGCCCGAAGAACCAGCAAACTTCAGGATCGCAGCCTTGGTCTTGGGGTCCTCCTCAAACTCCGCCTCCTGCCGGATCGTGCCAACCGTCTCCATGGCCATGCGGGTGATCTCGCCGTCACGGTCCAGCACCCACACGTTCAGCCGGTCGCTCCACACGAACCAGCTGCCGAACGCGGGTACCCAGCGAACGCTGTTCCGGTACCGCGCAGCGAACCTCCGCGCGTTCCCGGTGTCGTTCCGCTCGTAGATTGTGTCCGATCCAACCCGCCGACGCTCCTTAGGCGCACGCGAAAGCTCATCGAGTTCGCAAAGGTCCTCATCCTCCGGATCGCCCTCGGCAACAACCTTCTGGACAGCACCTGCCTTGGCGCGGGCATACTCACCGCGCCACTCCGCCTCTGAGCGCCTGCCCCCTACCGCCTCCGCAAACGCACTACGAACCTTTGCCAGCGCTTTCCATAACCCGTGGTGCCCAGCAGCGGAGTCGCCCACGATTGCCCAGACCGCATCACGCATCGCATCGTGCGCGCCTCCGTCCGGCCCAGCCAGACGCACCGCCGACAGATGCTTCCGGAGCGTCCGGTCCATGGCAGTGCAGATAGCGTGATCCCCACGATCCTCGATCCATTGCTGGACCTCCGCGTCGTCAAGCTCCACCTCTGCGCGCGCAACCCAGGCCTTGCCATTCGTCAGCCCTTCCACCCAACGCGCAGGCAACTCCGGCAGTTCTGCCGGTGTCGGGAACTCGTCGTCAACAACCGCGCCCTCTGGGGTAACCCAGTGGTACTCCGCACCGGTGTCCGGGTGCACCGACGGTGCAACCACGGCATACCGGTGGTCCCAGCGGATCAGCTCGACTCCGCCACCTTGTGGAAGCTTGCCGGGCCAAGCGAGGGCAGAAGGAATGCGGAACCAGCGAATGCCCGAAGGGAGTTCACGCGCACTGCTGATCCAAGTTGCAGGGAGAGTGCCCCACGCTTCCTCAGCGGCCGCAACGGTTTGCGCGCCCGTCTTGGAGTCATACGCGTCCACGTCAATGCCGAGCACGCCCTTGGGCGGACTGATAGCCAGGTTGCCTTGCGGGTACTCGACGGCCCAGCGAGCTAGCTGCGACCTATCAGGCGTCTGGTTGCTGTGTGGCTTTGCCGCGCCGGTCCAATCGGATGGCGGAGCGTGCTTCTTTCCAGCGGGCAGGGGTAGCGGACGCCATCCAGCCTCAAGGTAGTGCACTGCCCCCATCGAGAACGGCCCGGAGGGAATCGCCTTCACGCCTCGCCCCGGAAGCCCAGCGCGGTAACACCAGCCGCCACCACCGCCCTCAAGGCATCCGCCCACCGATCCTCGCCCATGCCCTCACGTTCCATGAGGTCGAGGACGAAGTCATAATGCTCCGGCGGGATGTTGACCTGGACCTTGGGTCCGATATATGGCTTGCCGCCAGCTCCTCGCCGGAGCGGCCGCAAATCCGCTGCGCGCGGTATCGTCATCGTAGCACTCATATTCGATTCCTTCCCTACGGAGATCCGACGATACGCCGCGCGTCGGCGGCCAACTTGCGGACAGCGGTGACTTCCGCCTCCTTGCGCCGCTTGAGGAAAGTGATGTTGTGCTTGACCGCGTCCCGTGCGTGTGGCTTGCCAGGAACCCAGTAGCCCCAAGCCTTTTGCCGGTCATCCGGCACTGTTCCCATCGCTAGCGAGGGTTGCTGCTTGACCCAGTAGCGTGGTCGGGTTTCGCGCCGGAGGATGGCGTTGATCTCCACCGGGTCGAGCACAGCGTTGACCTGGCGTAGGTGGAAGTCCTCAGTTACTAACCTGGCGTGCGGCCACTCCTCGACCATCTCCAGTATCTCGTCAATCTGGTCGTCCTGCGGCCCGGTGAACTCTCCTGCGTCCCACCACTCGACATTTGCCATCACCGGTATCGAGGCATCGCCGCACATCGCCAGCGGATGTACCTGGAAGATGGACCAGCCGGTCGTCCCACCCGGGTCAAGCGCTATGACCTGGAAACCAACCGAGTCTTCAGGCTCCTCATCCATGCCGATCACCGGGGCCAGCTGTCGATCACGTACCAGAGGCAGGCGGCAGTACTCAGGCCTAGCAACACGAAGAGGAACAGCACGCCCCAGCCGAACCCACCGCGCTTGCCCGTGCCATACGGCTGCAACTCCGAGAGACGACTGTGTGCCACCTCCAGACGCCTCGCGCGCTCGTTCGCACGCTGCGCGGCTGCCTGGATGTCTCCGGAAACCTCCGGATCACCCTCAACCGCAATCAGTCCCGGTATCACCAGCGGTGGGACAACCACCGGCGGCCACAACGCTGAGGGCTGAACGTTCAAGGGCTCCTGGCCCGGTGTGCACATCGGCGTACCGTCCACATGCTCCAGCTTAGCGCTGTCCTCACCGAACTGCACCGCCTGTCCGCAAGACGGACAGTTAAACCCATCTGCCTCCAACGGAGACGAATCAGAAGTAGACATCCCACACTCTCCCCACAAGAGCGAGCAATAAGCCCGCTACGGCCAATAGAACCACTGCAGCGCCGATGACAACGCCCAGCCGCCATCCGTGGTTGAATGACGGGCTGGGCGCTGGCGTGCGCTCGAATCGAGCGCCCACGCTACCGGGGCGATGCGATGGACAGTCCGTCCGGATAACCGCACATCCGGTTGCCGCCCGCATCGTCGCACGAGGCGCGGTGCAGGTGTTGCTCCGGCGGCTGCGGTTCGGTGAACACCGGTTCCGGCCGGTTGACCTCCAGCAGGGCCATCGCCTTGCGATATGCCTCGTCCTCGGAGTCAGCCGCCACCGAGGTCTGGAAACGATCGACCACCCGGCGCTCTGTCTTGGCGATCATGGTCTGGCCGGCACCGACGTTGATCTTGGCGGTGTAGCCGTTGCCCTCGCGGATCTCCTGCGCCGGAATGACCTCCTGCACCTGGACGGTAACTCGCCAGTGCTTCTCCAGCGGATCGTTATTGGTTGCCACTTCAGCCTCTCCTCTTCGGCGGACGGCGGTTGTACCACCACCCGCGCCCCATCATCGGTACAACGCAGGCCAGACGCGGTGCCCAGCCCACACGATGCAGCACTCTCATGCGAATGCCTCCAATGCGGTTCCGACGAACGATGCGGCGATCAGCCCGAGGATGACCGCACCGATCAGCCGCCCGGTGCGGCACATGCCGCCGCTGGTCTTTCCGCCCTTATGCGATGTGCCGCCGCCGGATGATGAGGGCTTGTATGCCGGACCGGGTCCAACCCCTGCACGTCCGGGCCGTCGGTCACGCTGTGGACGCCGCTTCCCTCCCGGGCTGTTCCTTTTCGGCATTACCAGTTCACGCTCCGGGATTGGTGACCGCAGCCTTGCCGAGGATCCGGCAAACGGTCGTCCCGCACTCCGGGCACTTCCCCTTGGCCATGTTCATGCCGGTCTTGGAGACGGTGACCTCGCCCTCGAAATCGGTCTTGTCCTTGCACTTGACGCAGTAGCCGTTGTAGGTTTCCATGTTCAGCTCCTTGCTGCGGACGGGTTGGCCGCCCACTCGATGTCGTTGATAGCAGGGATGATCTCCGCACCGTCCTCGCGCCGCGCCCAGGGCAGGATGTCAGGGTGAAAGTTTCCGCCTCCGCCCCGGCCGGTCAAGTAATCCTCGCCCCAATTGGAGGGGTGCACTCCGAACTTGGCGAACGCGTCCACGCGCGAGCGGATCGAGCAGTTGCGGTCGAACTTGGCCATGAAGCCACACGAGCCGGTCTGAAAGCACACCGGCCGCAGGCGGTTGGCGATGTCCTCGAACTGCCAACGGTTAGCATCACGCTCCCGGTCATCCAGTCGACGTGGGTACGTGCGCAGGGCGTTTGCCATGCCTGCGAAGATCATTCGCCAGGGGAACTGCGCCTGGGTGCAAGTACGTTTGCCTGCCTCGGTCAGCAACGTCCGGAGATCGAGCACCCAATGGATCCGGGTGGGCATGTCATGCGGTAGCACGCCGCGCGCCTCCTCGGCAGGCATTCCCAGCTCGATCAGTCGAAGGTACCGGCCTTGGAGTTCGGCCATGGCCTCCTCCCACTCCATCCGCATGCGCTGCTGCGTTGTGGGTTCAGGGTCGTACCCCTCCCAATCGAACTTGAAAGTCCCCGGGTGGCGCTCCACGCCCAAGAGCGAAGGCGGCAACGGGATCTCCTCAGCCCAATCGCCGTCAGGCACAGCGAACCGCAGCGACTCCTGGGCAAAGAAGCTAGCGCGTGACCGGACCATCTGGTGCGTGATCGAGCGCGTCACGCCCTCGATCTGGAAGTGGAACTGTGCCACCTCCAGCGGTCCATTCAGGACGGTCGCCAGCATGTCGTCGATGACCGCACGCCGCTCCGTGTCGGTGACCTCCGCGAGGCTCCGCACGACCTTGCCGGAGTACTGCGCGCACAGCGCGGCCACGGAGCCGTACGGGTCCGGCATCGCGTTCAGGAGCCGGACACGGATCTGCCCGCGCTGCTCCGCCGGAATCGGCTCACGCTCGTACTGCGCAGCGTCAGCCTTGCGTACCAGTTCACTTCCCACGGACAGTCTCCAGGGTTTCAGGGGTGCTGGACTTGAGTACAGCCGTTGCGATTGCGCTCAGCACAGCGCCGTCCTGGCCACGCTCTGTGGTTGGCATCACAGTCATGAGGAAGTCTCCCCGCAACCGCAACTCCTCCAACAGACTTCTGGTAGTCACCTCACCCAGCAGTGCATCGGCCGGAAGCTGCTTCTGCACGAGCGCGACGCCGGGCTGGTTGGCAGCCGCTGCGGCAGCCGCCGCATCGCGCTGACAATCCACATGCCGGCAAAGGAATATGTTGTGGTCCGGACTCATGTGCTCGACGTGCGTGCCGTCTTTGAGCGTGGCAGGCCGTCTGTCGCGCGGTTCAGGACCCTGTGCGTAGTCATCAGGATCTACAGGAGATCGGTTTGCTTCCTCTAGCGCTTCTGCTTCTGGAGAGGTGGACTTGCCGCGCAGTCCAGTTCCTCGATACGGATCACGGTGCGTGTCGGCGCTGGAGGGCCGGACCTCGTCCTGGCCACCGGTGAAGTCGGCTTCCTCCCACATGCCGGGCAGTTCGTTGTCGCTCACAGCCCGTTCTCCTTTCGATGGTGTGCGTCTTCACGGCGCTTGTCGATCACAGAGTGATGCGCGCCGATCCCCAGTAGAGTGCTGAGAATCAGCAGCGCACAGATCTGTCCGAAGAGGACCCAGCTCATGAGAAGCGCACCACCATGAGCCGGATCGACATACGCGCATAGCGCCGGGCGAGACGGAACTTGCCACGCTTGATGGACTGCAGGGCAGCCAACATGGGGCAGCAGGCATCCGGATTCTTGCCATTCCTGGTACCCGGCGAGACTGGCCTGCGGCGGTCACGCGGACGCGGCTTGACCTTGCGCGGATCCGGCGGCTTCTTTCCATGCGACGGCATCAGGCCACAGCCTTTGCAGCGAGCAGCCGAACTGACATGGCTGCGTAGCGCTTGGCCAGCCGGAACTTGCCCTGCTTCACCGATCGGATGGCCGCAACCATCGGGCAGCAGTCGTTCTTCTTGCCGCCGCCTCCACCGCCGCTGGCTTTGTGTGAGGTCTTGCCACGCGGTACGTTGGTCTTGATCTTGCGGGTGGTGCCGCCCGGTCCTCCCGGGTTGCTGTCACCCTTCCACCTTGACATTGCGGTGCCTCGTTTCTGGTATCTTGGGGCCAGAGGTCCCGGCCCGGTCCGGTTCTGCTTCACCCATTCTGGAATCCAGTCGTCCCAGTCTCTCACTTGCAGCGCTCTTCGCCGCACCAGGAACCACGCAGCACCTTACAAGCGCCAGGCGAGTGATCCGGCTCACGCGGCACCCGGAAACTCTCCGGCGCGCGGTAGCCGCCATCCGGCGTCATGCCCTTGCCCGCTTCCATTCGAGCGTGTGCTGCGACGGACGCAGGATCAGCCACGAACACGTAGTTGATAGCCGTCAGCAGCTCCTGGACTTCAGGCAGCAACAGCTGGTCGTCGGCATGGCCCTGCGCCTTCCGCACCGCAGCCATCGAGGCGAGCGCGAACGACAAGCGGCGTGCTGCCTCCTCGGTCATCCGGATCTCGACCGGCTTGTTGGTGAAGACGCTGGCTAGGCCACCCGGACTGACGGCAACATCCTTGCCGTCCCAGATACGTGGCATTGGTCCCTCCTCAAGTTCAGGCTACATCATATCGGATCCGAAACTTCTGCCGCTACTGATTTCACGACCACATTCCGATAAGCCACCCACTCCTCTGCTAGCTCACCACAGGAGCGCGAGTCGTCTTGCGCTACAGCCAACAAGTTCTTCTGGTCAAGCCACTTGGCGAACTCCTCGGCCACCTTGCTGACGGCATCTTCGTCCAGTTCATACTTCTTGGTCACAGTGAACTTCAATCGTCCTCCTCGTTCTCGTCGTCATCGTCCTCAGGATCAATGACGATCAGCCGCTTGACGTACACGGATGCACCAAACCCGCCCTTGCTCTTGCGCGCCTCCACCCAGATCACATCTTGGTCAACCCGCAGTTCCTCCAACGCCTTTCGGAACTTGGGGAAGTCAAACCTGGTAATGCGGACATAGACGTCCTCTCCACCGTCGTCATAGGACCACAGCGTGCAGGATGTTGCGAGGTCCGGTCGCTTGAGCCGCTTGCGGATGACTTCCAAGTCCTCACCGGTCCGCTGCCGCTCGTCCTCCAGAACATCCTTGTACTCCTTGAGCTTCACCATCCCGACGTAGTACACCGTCGAGTCAGCCGGAGCGTCCAGCACCTTGTCTGAGTCGCAGTTGGGAACCGGCAACGGGATTTCGCGCTCAGCGATCGCAACGCGTACCGCGTCAAGCGACAGCTGCACCCGAAGGAGCCCAAACGGGTCATCGCCCTCGATGGACGGCCGGATCCGCTCCAGCATCTTGGGGCCGATACCGTTGACCTTCTCAAGGTCTGCAAAGCAACTGAATCCATGCTGGTCTCGATAGGCCATGATCTTCGTTGCCAGCGACTCGCCTACGCCCTTCAGCTGTAGGAAACCCGCAACCACCCGACGCTCACCCGGTATGGGCGTCCACGTCCGGCCGGACGCCTTGAGGTCTACGCCCTCGATCGTCACGCCGTGCGCCTCTGCATCACGGATCAGCTTGGGCCACTTTTCCTCCTTGATCTTGGAGAGCTGTGCGGCATAGAACGCAGTCGGATGGTGCACCTTCATGTACATGCACCAGTAGCCGATCAGGGTGTAGGCGAGAGAGTGCGAGTAGACGAAGGCATATGATGCAGACGTGACGACGCGGGCCCAGACCTCTGACGCAAGCTCGTGCGATGCGCCATGTAGCCGAGCAGCACCCTCAGCAAATGCCTCGAATGACGAGTTGAACTGCGCCTCGCCGAGCTTCTTGGAGATGATGCGGCGGATGTCATGGACCTTCTTGACTGGCAGCCCGCCGAACTCCGCGAGCGCGTGCAAGATCTGCTCCTGGTAGATGATCTGTCCCTTGGTACCGGCCGAGATTCGGTCGATCACAGGGTGAACGCTCGGCACCGCCATCTGGCCGTGCTTCACACGGATGTAGTCGGCTGTGGTACCGGAGAACAACGGGCCTGGACGCGAGAGCGCGTTGACGTCGATGAGCTCCAGGAAGTCGTCCGGCTCCAGGTCCCGGCCCACCAGCCGAGTGGCTCGGCCCTCAAACTGGAACACGCCGATCACGTCGTTGGAATGGAACGCAGCGATCGTCGCCGGATCGTCAATCGGCAGGCGGTACAAGTCTTCCAGCGTCATCCCGGCGAACGCCAGCGCACGGCTGAGCATCCCCATCGTCGTGAGACCCAGCAGGTCCATCTTCATCAGGTTGAGGTACTCGGCGTCATACTTGTCAACCGCAACAGCGGTGATCTGTCGCCCCTTGACCTCGCGCGTGTACTGCGCGGTGATCTGTGTGATTAGCTCGGAGGCGACCACCAGACCGGCAGAGTGCGTAGACATGGAGCGGTATCCGCCCTCTAGGTCCACCGCAATCCCAATCTCTGTTGGGTATTTGTCCCGGATCTCCTGCGCGCCCTCAAACATGTCGATGGTGTCGCCCAAGGCAGCATCCGCTCGGCTGTCGCCTCCCGAACGCTCTACGATCATGCCCTTCAGCCGCTCAATGTCGGACTTGAAGGCTGGACCTTGCTTGCTACGCCAGACGCGCTGCACATCCGTGAGCGAGTTCTTGCCCTTGTACTTGGTGAAGGTACCGATGTTGCCGACATAATCCTTGCCGTACTTGGCTTCCGCATACGCACGGACCTCGTGCCGCCGCGTGTCCTCGAAGTCAACGTCGATGTCTGGCAGGTCCTCACGGGTTGGATCGATGAACCGCGAGAAGTCAGTCAGCGGGAAGTCGAGTGGATCAGGTTCAGTGATACGCAACAGAAAGCAGACGATCGAGGCAGCAGAGCTACCACGCCCCGGACCGACCGCGATGCCGTTGTCTTTCGCCCAGCGGACGAGATCGCTCACCATAAGGAAATATGACACGAAGCCCTTAGAGATGATAAGTTCCATCTCACGGTCAACCTGCGCGCGGTAAGCCTCTATCCCGTTGCGGGTCGGGTCCCATCCCTGGGAAACCCTGTACTTCCAACCCTCCCGCAACCACGCCCACAACAGCTCAACCGGCTCGATCGGCGTGCCCTCGATCGGCCGGTTGTTGGACAGCTTACGACTCACCAGTGCACCTCATCACGGTCTATCTTCCAAGGCCTGCGCTCGATGATGGCAGCAGTCCGCGCAAAGCGTTGGTACGAAACCAGATCACCGTTGCGCTTCGCACCGCACGCAGCCGCTCGCCAGAGCGCGGCCTGCTGCCTCCGGTTCACTCTTCCCAGATCCAGACCGGGCTGGAGCCGGGGAACCGCTCGCTGCTCAGCTCCACGAGTTTGCCCGTCTCGCGCTTCCATCCGGCATACGGGACTGCGGCGGGCAGGTCCGCGTTGCCCTTGCGAAGCGTTCCACCGATGCCATCCGCTGTCTCTTCCGGCGCTCGCTCGCGCCACACCAAACGCTTCACCACTGCATCTCCTCTTTTGTTGCGGGGTATTCGAATCGGGGTGCCTTGGGGAGCGTAACGTTGCAGCGATCAGCGATCCGCGCGGTGTTCCGGCAGGCTTCCGCTGCGGCCGCTGCGCTCAACCCTGCACGGGTCAGCCGCTCGTACACCTCGGCATCGCTTCGAGGGATGTAGTCCGGGACCTCGTATTCCCATCCGGACATCTGCTGCGCGATGGTGTTGTTACCGCGCCCGGCAGCATGGATCGTTGCGCGGATTTCATGCTGCCCGGGGCGGAGCGTGTGCACGTCACAAGTCGCCACGATAGGGATATCTAGTTGCGAACCAAGCTGTTCCCACGCTGAGTTCAGTTCCAGCGCTCTTGGTAACTCCGGGAATATCTGGCACTCCAGGTAGTACCTGTCCCCCAGAAGATCCTTCATCCGTCCAGCAAGATCCAGCGCCCTCTCCCAAGACGCATTCTCCGGAGCAATTGACTTCCCACCCAACAGGCTGCACGAGAGGAGAGAGTCCGCACAGCCGCTGGTCACGATCAGGCCCTCGTGGTGCTCGGCCAGCATCGATCCAGTAACTGTCGGCCATTTGTAAAACTCCTCCCAGGACTTGGTGACTAGTTGGTAAAGATTGGAGAGACCGGTTTGGTTCATGGCGAGGATTGTCTGGTGGAACTTGCGGGCCTCCTGCGGTCCGGTCGCGGTATAGGCCTCAAGACCGAAGAGCGGTTTGATGCCGTGCTTCAGGCAGGCCTTCTCGTGCTGCACATGGCCAGAGACGTTGCCATGATCGGTGATAGCGAGCGCCGTCATCCCGTAAGCCGCAGCCTGCTCCGCATGGTCTGCCGGTGTCCCGATCGCATCGAGGAACGAGAAGGTGTTGTGGTGGTGGATCGAGACGAACTTCACCGAACGCTCCAGTTGTGCTGAAGACCGTACCCGAAATCCTCGCCCCAATCGTGTTCCTCTGCGTACGCTGCGATTGTGCTGATTCTGAGTTGGTGAAGTGAATCCTCGCAATGGATGCAGCCGGACTGGAGGCAGACTCGATCTGGCTCCGGCCAACAGATCCGAAGCAGCCGTGTCTGGTCCACCCGGCTGAGCGCTAGCGCCAATCCAATCTTAGCCATTTACCTTGACTCCCTTGGCTTTCAGGCCCCACTTGCATGTGACGCAACGCCGATCGACGTATGGGCGCTTGTCTCGGTTGTTACGGTAGTGGTAGCCGAACCTGTTTCCAGGCAGCAGCTTTCCACAACGCCAGCAGGACATCGCAAGCAGCGTACGTCCGCCGAGTACAAGCGCCCACTCGTTCACGACTCCGTTGGTCCCTTCTGGTACTGATAGTGCGAGTTCAGCCCATCAGTACCGTACGGCCGTTTCGCCGGTGCCGCTAGCCATTGGAAGCTGATCTGTGCTATCAGAACGCCTGGCTCCAGCCAAAGGTCACTCGCACCGTCGTTCCGTAGCTCCAGCGTGATATCTCCACGAAAGCCTGGATCGATGAAGCCCGCCGAATGCACCGTGAGGAACTTCCGCGCCCAACTTGACTTCCCCTCGATCCGGGCCACAACGTTGTCCCACAGCGCCACCGTCTCCACCAGGCTCGCCAGCAGGCATTCACCTGCTCGGAGCTGGTACATGCCGCCATCCTCCGCCGGAATGACGCGGGTGCCGTCCGGGTGCGTGATGAACTCTGGGCCCAAGCGAACGTCAAGTGAGGCGGGCTGTACCTGGGAAGCGTCCATCGGACCGAACCGCTCCATTCGGTCCGGCGGCACGAACACGACCGGCGTCACGTCTGGCCTTGCGACGTCAAGCGCTTCCCAGATCAGCTTGTCGTTCCACATGCTCATCGTACGCCCAACTCTCGCATCTTGAGGAACAACGTCACGTCCAGGATGTGGCGTTCGGCATTCCGGGAGTGCCAGTTTCCGGTTGCGAGCGCATCCTGTAGCGGGAGCGATGCAGACTTGGCTTGTGCCATCATCAGGTCCGTCAACGGGAAGTCGCCGCGCTGCGTCCGGCGCTCGCTCTCACGCCGGTGCTTGTCGTTGATCTCGTCGTTGATGCGATTCCAGGTGTTGTTGGCCTCGTCCGCCTTGCGCTGCGAAGCGCGAATTTGCTGCCACTTCTTCTCGATCCACTCGCGCTCGCTCGGCAGCAACACGATCTCCATCAGAACTCCTCTCGGTACCAGATGCCGAACTGCGTCCAGTGTTCTTCCATCGTTGGTCGCGCTGCGGCGTTGCGGAGTCCATACGCCGGATGTATCATTGGCCAGAGCGCCTTTCCATTCGGCAGGCTCTGTGGCCTACCGGCGTACTTCAGGATACCGCCGTGCCGTGCCCACCCAGACGGCCACAGCGCGTCGAATGCCGTGCCGCCGATGGCCACGAGGACTGCCGGAGAACCTAGGGCGGAGTACTCGCGCCGGAGGTACGGCACTGAGGCAGCTACCTCCTCCGGCTCCGGCGTCCGGTTACCTGGCGGCCGGTACTTCACAACGTTGGTGATGAACCAGTCGTGCTCCTCCAGTCCGGCGGAGTCCTTGATGAGCGAGCGCAGCACCGCACCGCTAGCGCCCACAAATGGACGCTTATGCGTGTTCTCCATCGCTCCTGGGGCCTCCCCCACGATGAACACGTTTGGGCGCGAGGAGCCTTCTCCGGGCACCAGAACGATGCCCTGGGTGCGGAGGTGATCGAAGCGCCGGTCACCCCGGTACGCGTCATAGATGTCAGGCAGGCTCATACGATTGCCTCTGGAAGCTCCGACCGTACACGGACGCAAACCGGGCAACCGTCATAGCCGTGCCCGGTGACGTCTTTGAGATACAACGGCAAGGGCGGATCCTCGGCCATCTGCTGCCGGTCCAGCATGTCGATGGCGAGGAAGCAGTGCCCGATGAAGTCCAGCAGGATCTCGCGCGGCTGCTCTCCCACCAGCGCCTCGCCGTCCCACATGGACTTTTTCAGCTTGGCCATCTTCCGCCACAGCTCCGCGTACTGCCCGCGTGCGCCGAGCACGTCTGCGTTCTCCACGCCGGGCACCAGGGATCCGTTGTAGTCCTTGGCCTTTAGGCGCTGGTGCTCAGCGAACTCCGGTAGGAGGTCATTGATGATGCGGTCTGTCGCTCCCACTACCGACCTCCGTTAACGGCGATGATCTCGCCGGTCTGTGCCGCTGGACCGAGCAGCACCTGCTCGATCACCTGCGCCACTTCGTCTCTGGATACCTTTCGACCGATCGGCGTTGACTTGCGCTCGTAGTCCTCAGCCTCGATATGCGTCCACTCGCGTAGCTCAAGCACACGCTGGTCCACGTACCGAGTCATGGGGGTGTCCTCGACCTTGCCCGGCGCAACTCCGTTAATACGCCAGCCCTTCGGCGCGTACTCCCGGGAGGCAACCCGAACCGCCATCTCAAGCGCGGCCTTGGAGGCACAGTAGACCGCACTCGTCCGCATCGGACGCCAGGCTGCGTCAGATGTCACGACCACGATATTGACTGGACCACAGCCCTCCTGATCCAGCACCTGGACCAAGTTGAGAAAGCCGTAGACGTTGGTCTGCATGACCTCGGTGAAGTCGCTGATGCGGACGTCCTTCACCCAGTCAAGCTTGTTGATACCAACGGAGTACACCACATCGGTCGGCTTCCAGTTGGAGATCTCCTGGCGGAGCGGCGTGCGGTAGATCACGCTGAAGTCCTCGTACCCGAACGCTGCCGCCCGTTCAAACATTGTTAGCTCGCACTCCGTCCACAGCCGGTCAAAGGTCGCCTGGCCGATTCCAGACGTGCCGCCGAGGACCCAGAGGTTACGCTCAGGCATTGTATCCTCTCCAAACTCCGAGGTCTGCCATTACCATCTCAAGAACCTGGCGCAGGTCTTTCGCTCGCCGGTCCCAAGCGAACGTCCCGTTGTAGGGCTGCTCTCGGAGGATTGGTGTGACTTGGCGTCCGGGATATCCTTGCTGTCCCGTTGCCGCGTACTCTGCCGCGATTATCATCTCGGGCAAGTCGTCTACGATGGAGGCGACCCGCGAACCGGCCTGCCGGAACAGCTCATCGTACTTGGTGCCGTCTTCGTCATGCATCGGATCGAACAGCAGCGCGTCGTATTGGATTCTGTTGCGACGCAACCATTCCCGTGTGTCGGGATCGACGTTGTCCAGCCGGAGGTATGGCCGTGTGGTGCACAGCCAGACCTCTGCGCCCTGCTCGCGGATGAAGCTCGTCAGATCGGCTGCCATCGGGTAGCACGGCATCCAGCGCTTCCATCCACCTTGGCGGTAGGCCAGCTTTGCGTCCCGGTAGTCGCGCTGCGAGATCCCCATCCACTCCCACAGCGGCAGTCCCGGGTTGTCCATCCGCTTCGACAGCTCGACCCAGGAGCCGCAGCCAGACTGGAAGTACATGTCAGCGAATGTCAGGAAGTTGGTGTGATAGTCGCCCAGCGTCCCGTCGATGTCAAGCGCCACAACAGGTTTGCCGTCTCCGTTACTCCGCATCGTATTCCTCCACGCTGTATTGCAGCACGTTGTCGAACGGGACCATGATCCGGCCCATGCCCTTCCCGATCACGAGCTGTCGGTGCTGCGAGTCGATCCGCCAGCCCTGACTGGCCGTCACCTGGAAGTAGCGCGGCTGATCGTCGCCCCGGTACCAGACCACCAACTGTACACACTTCACAGTGCGCTCGCCGTGAGATAGGCCTGGTGCGCCAGAATGCCCTTGCTCCAAGCTCCGTACCGCCCGACCTTGACGAACCGGAACTTGGCGTGTGCATAGCAGTTGCAGGTCGAGTAGATCGGCTTGATGACCTCTGCGATTCCGGGCAGCGGAGGCTTCTTGTTGCCAGGCCACTCGACCGTCACATGTCCATGGATGTTGCTGGCTCGGTACCAGCCACGGTCACGCGTCCCGTCACACATGACCGTGTTCTCCTCCGGCCGGAACGGCGCATACTGCCCGCGTCGTGGAGCGTCACCGATCGCCCAGATGCCTGCTGCGTGAAACTCGTGCGCGTCCTTGGCCTCGCATAGCGTCGGCAGCGGTACCGAGGACACAACGGAGCCGTATCCGTCGAGCGCGCCGGACCGCATCCACTCCGGAGTGATCAGAGTGTCCTCGATGATTGGCGAATACAGGTTCCAGGCTTTGTCGTACGCCGCGCGGATGTCCCAGGCCGGGTGCTCCGTCGTCAGCATCTCCGGCGAGACCTTGACCGGGATGGAGCCGTACACCTTGTCCCGGTACTCGCTGGCCTCGCCCTCCAGCTTGTAGTGGACCAGCACCGGCTCCTCGTCAGCGGGCGTGAGGTAGGGAATCGGCTCGTGGAGGTACTGCGCGCCGTACATGTGCGACTGGCGGAGCTTGGAGTAGACGGTAACGTCATACCCCTTGCGTACCAACGCATGCGTAGCGAACAGTCCAGCCGGACCGCAGCCGAGCACCGCCACCTTGTTGTTGAACCATCCAAGCTTCATGCTGCCTCCTGGGACTTGTTCCAGCGGTCCATCGCTTCCGCGCGCACGCGGTCAACGCTGGGGTCGTACGGGTTGCTGACGATAGCAATGACCCAGGCCAACTGCTCGGCACGGTACCGATCGCCGTTCTCCCAGTGCTCGCAAGGAGCCTGGAAGTCATCGTAAGGAGCCGGTACGCCGTGGTAGCCCTTCTGGCGGCAGGAGTCATCTGCGGTCTCGCCGGTCATGAGCGCTTCCATCAGCCGGTCCATCTCATTCCACAGCGCTTCCAACAGAGTTGGTCCGCCGTAGATCGGAGCGAGCGAGGGCCGATGTAGCGTCACGGTTTCGTTGTGGAATGGCTTGGTAAGGCTGCCCTGCTTGGCGACGAATGGCACCACAGCAGCCTCTGTCACGACTGCACCGAGCGTCTTAAGATCCTGCTTGATGACGTGGATCTCTTCGGTGCGCTCTTCCCAGCGAACCATCAGCTGCCCCTCACGTTGTCGCGGTGCGTGTGCTCGTATTTGCGCGGGTACAAGCGATGCATCGTCTGGTGATACGTCCGCCAGAGGTCCGACGCTGCGAGCGTGCGCGCGTTCTCGTCCGGCGCTGCTTGGAATTTCAAGCGCAAGTCATCCTTGTGCCTGTTCTCCAAGTGCTTCATCAACGTCTCATCGTCCATCTCATCGACGGGCGTAACCACGACGTCTGCCATGCTGGTCCCTTCGATTGCCTTGCTACCCATTGTATTCCACGAGTCTACACTGCCGCTAATAGCGAAGGGCCGGACGACTGCAACCGTCCGGCCCTCCCTTTCACAACGGGGAAACGTTGCTCTAGAACGGAGGTTCCTCGTCCCCACCGGCCGGACCGGCAGCGTCCGGCGAACCGTCCTCGTCGTCCACCATGATGTAGCCCGCGTACGCGACTTCCAGCCGCTTGTTCGGGTACTGTGCGGTGACCTTGGAGTGCTGGACGGTGATGTAGACCTGGATGCCCGCCGGATCGCCCACACGGCCCAGCTTCTTGATGTAGCCCGCCTCGTCCACGACGGAGCCGTTGAGGAGGTCAGCCGAGGTGGCACCGATCGAGTCCAGGAAGTTACGCACCTGCGGAGCATTGGCGGTCGTGAGCGCGAGGTGGTGGAACACCGGCGCACCGTCGTACTGCTTGTGGTTGGACTTCCAGGTGCCGTCCAGCAGGGCGATCAACGTCACCTTGTCGTTGCCCGCGTCGCTCACGCCCTGCTTGAGGGACTGGATGGTGAAGCGGTAGGTACCGGACGGAGGAAGCTCACCGGAGTACCGAGCGCGTGACTCGGGCACCTCTGCGTTGTCGATGTCTCCTGCGGTGAGGGGATTGTCACCGGCACCCCATTTGGCTTTGGGCATTTGGTCCTCGATTTCCTTGGTTTAGTTGGGTTACCGACCGGCACGCGCAGGCGCGCGTCGCCGTGCCGCCGGAGCGGCCTTGCGAGGCGTAGGTGTCGCCTCCTCCACGACCGGAGCCGCAGGAGCTTCATTCTGGTGTCCGGAGTCGATGACCCTGCAGATCTCCTGCATGTTGGTGTCATCAGTGAACCGGCCGAGCGCGTTGAACTGGTCCTTGGCGAAGTAGTTCGTTTCGGTGTTGGGGTCGATGGTGTTCTGCCAGATAATGCGACGAACCTCCTTGGCTACGCCGTCCGTGATCTTGATGCGAGGCGACATGTAGCCGACCACGTGCATCAATCCGCAGATATAGCTGGAGATCTCGTAGCCCTTGCCCTGGATGGCGGGGTACACGAGCTGCGCTCCAGTCGCCTTATCCTCCGGGAACATGGCATGCGCCGTGAAGAGCGTGTTCACCGGCAGATCGATAATCCGGGAAACCCAGCTCTTGATGAAGTTCTGCGCGTTGAAGTAGTCCGGTTTGTCGGGCAGGTTGCGGTGCGCTCGCTTCGCCGGGTTGGCATCGAACGCCTCAGCAGCATAACCGAGGAGTGCCTTGTTCTGGAGCGTGCCGATGCCGTCGCACACGACCCAATCGAATTGCGACGCGCCACCGTCCTCTAGCCAAGAGACCGCCGCATTTGCAGTTGCGGTGTCCGGGATGAGGCGTGCCTTGCCCCTCGCGCCGAGACGCGCGGCGCTGATGTAACCCGGTTCGCTTGCGAGGAACAGCATCCGCCCCGGCACGGTACCGGCTAGCACCGTCTTGCCGCTGCCCGGACCGCCGTACACGAAGATGTTCTTGTGCTCGGCGGCACCGTCGAGTTCGAACAGACCGGCTGCGAAGTCAGCCGTGCTGACTCCTTGCTTCTCAGTCGCCACTAGGCAGCCACCGTCCAGCGCGTCTTGACGTTGTTCTTCAGCAGGTACGCCTCGACGGCTTCCATCTTCTTGACGCCCACCCCGTTGACCCGCAACAGGTCGGAGACGTCAGCCTGTGTGAGCGCGTAGACGTTGCGGATACCGGCGTTGAAGAGGAGCGCGAACGCGCTCCGGCACAGCGCGCCGGGGTGCGTGTGGTCCGCGAGCTTGCTGAGGGAGGTCTTCTGTAGCGCGGACTTGAGCTTGAGATCCGCCATCCACAGGTTGAAGTGCGGGGTGCTTCCGGTGCGGACGCCGGAGCGGACTCGCGCGGAGCCGTAGGCCTGTAGCGGACTGGTGCGGTGCCGGGGAAGCAGCTTCCGCAGGGTCTTTCGGTTCTTGGGGAGCTGCTTCAGCCTCTCCTCCGCACGGTTCTTGGCCTCGACCGTGGGCATTTGATGTTGCTCCATTGGTCCCTCCTTAAGGGCGAGATTGAGTCTACTCCGACGAGTTACTGCCGCTAGCGTGAGAGGATCGCACTGCTGATGATATACATGAGCGGAACGCCGACCGTGATGGCGACGATGAATCCGATGACCCAACCGCGCTCATTCATCGGTGGACTTCCGATGATCCGCGTAGGGATCGAGCTGGACGAACGCGACCTGGCGATGCGTCTTCCAGTCACCACCGTTCTCTTGCAGATGGCACATGGTGAAGAAGTCGCAGTCCCAGGTACAGTTTCGAGTTGGGGTCTTGGTGACCGGTAGCAAGCCCTCCTTGACGGCGCGCTGGATCAGCGCCTCATCCTGGATCCGCCTCAGCTGCGTCTTGCGCTCTGCTGTAGTCCTGTTAACGAACTCCCGATGGAACAGCGGCAGCGGCTGCTGCTTGGAACGATCGCCGAGAACGGTGACCCCCGCGCTCTCTGCGAGCCGGGCTAGATCCTCCAACTTGTCCTTCGGGTGGACCTCTGCCTTACCGGCCAATGCGTCGATGTAGTGCTGTTTGAGCGGCTTGTTGGTGTGGTAGCCCTCCGCGTCCACCGGTCGCTCATCCGGCAGTGCCTTGCGAAGGAAGTTGTAGTTGATGGTGCTGATCCGCTCACCTGGCTTGATCAATCCCTGCTGCGCCAGCACGTAGCTGGCAACGGCCCAGTAACTGCCAGCCTGGTCGTCGAGCGGCAGGTGCGAGGTCATGATTGCCTTGGCGGTCTTGGTTTCCAGCAGCTCGATCCGCCCCGTCGCGAGGTCCCGGTATACGCCATCGAACGTGCCCGCGTAAACCAGCATCACCTCGCCGTCCTCCACGACCCAGATGCCTTGCCGATTCTCGGCTGCCTTGGGCCACGGCACGTTCATCTGGAACGCTTGCTCGGCGCTGATGAAGCTCCACTGCTCGTCCTTGCCGTACTTACGGACGTAGCCCTCCAGCATCTTGATGCCAAGCTCCTTGCCGTCCACGTACTCCGCCACGCGCTCCTCAGTGGCGTCCGCAATCTTGACGGAGGTCAGCGCGTCACCGGCGAACTTGGCGAACGTCTCGGCCGGGTGCGGTCCACGCTTCGTGCCGGGCAGATACCACTCCGCCAGTGCGATGTGGACGCCGGTACCGAACCACAGCGGAGTGGCCTCGGCACCCTTGGGCTTCAGACCTTCCCGGTACGCCCACCACCATTTGGCCGGGCAGCGTTTGAAGGCAGACCGCTCTGAAGTGCGGAGAATGGGAAGCGTGGTCATGCGCCCACCGCCACCGTGAAGAGGAATGCGCCGATGAAAACCAGGAAGGCCGCTACGATGGTCAGGAGCGTCAGACCCGTCCGGAGGCAAACAACGGCCCAGAGTGGATCAGTTCGTTGGGGAGCGTTGGAATGAGGGTGCTTCTCGACCCATTGCTGGACCTCGGTGTGCGAGGGCAGCTCCGGGATGGTGCTGTTGAGGACGTACGCGTCATCGAGCTGAAACCAGATCGGCCGGTCGCGAGTGATCTGCGGCACCAGCATCCGGGTGCCGTCGTCAAACCGGATCTCGCCCATCGGCATCATCGCAGGCAGCGGAAGTCGAGTGTCCATCCTTCTTGGTCCCTTCGGCAATTCATACGAACTAGGTTCCCGGCAAATGGCCCAGCCGCCGGTCACGGGGGTTACCGACGGCTGGGGGAACTTCAGCGGATCAGAACGGCGCTTCGGCCGTGGCTGCCGGGGTGGCGGCACCCGCACGACGGGGAGCCGCACGGCGCGGCGCGGCACGGGTGGGAGCCGGTGCGGCCGGGGGCGTGGGAGCGGCCTTGGTCGCCTTGGTGGCCTTGGTCGCCTTCGCAGGCTTGGGGGCCTCCGGCTCCGGCGCGGCCTCTGCCTTGGCGGTCTTGGCTGCGGCCTTCTCCGCACGTGCGGCCTCACGCTGGACCCGCGCCTCTTCGCGCTCGGCCGCGATCTTCTCGCGCTCGGCCTGCCGCGCGTCGCGCTCCTCGTCGGTTGCGCGCCGGTTGTGACCGCTGGCCTGGTACGGGATCCGCAGCGCGACACCCAGCCGCACGCCCTCCTCGAAAGCCTCCTGCTTGGTCTTGGCAGCCGCCGGGCTGTAGCCCACCGCGTCGCTCTGGAGCCACTCGGCGAAACGCGCCTGGAGGCTCGTGGGCGGCTGTCCGTTCTGGTACGTGTAGTCGGTGTCGTCCTCGTACGGGTCGTCGGTCATCTTGCGTAGCTCCTTGGTTGGCTGTCTTCTTGCTCGCCTGTTGAGCTTACTACGTCAAACGTTGTTGCCGATAAGACTTTCAGCGACGAATTCGCATTGTAGTGAGCTTCATACCGCCTGAACGCCTCGCATACGCCTCAGCGTGTTCGGCCTGCTCCACTTCGATCTTTCCGCGCTCCCAGCGCCGTCCGACCAACCAGCCGAAGTAGCCAGCGAGCGCCGGGAGCAGTACCAGCAAGACGATTGTCACCGCATGACCTCCCTGGCCTGCCTGGCGATTGCCGCGCCATTGAGAATTCGTTCCCCGCGCGTCTTGGCAGCCTCGTTCGCTCGCGCGATGCCCTCCTCAACGGTGCCCACCGACCGCAGGTAATAGTAGGACCTGCCGACGATCCGGCGCTCAGGCTGGCGGTTGTCGATCCGTCCTTCCAGCTGCTCCTGCTCATCTGCAACCCAGGTCTCATCATCCACCACCATGATCTCGGCCTGATCCAGCGTAATCGAGGAGCCACCGGCCTTGGTGTTAATGAAGAGGAGGTCCAGCCCAGAGTCAGGGTCCTCAAACCGGTCGATGTTCCGAAGGCGGTTGGAGTCGCTGACGTCGCCGGTGATCATGCCGACACCGATCTTGCCCTTGAACTCCTTGGCGATTCCACCTGCGAACGCGTTGAGGAGCTTGGTGAACTGCGAGGCGAACACGAGCTTGGTGGCGGGCTTCTCTGGAAATCCCAACTCTGTAAGGAACTCCACCAACCACTCGTACTTGTTTCCGGCTGCGAGCGGCTCGAATTCACCGGTTGCCGGATTGATACGTCCGACGGCAGAGGCGAACTGCTTGAGACGAGTCAGCTCCGCCAGTGTGCCGATCGGCGAGAGCGTGCCGCCCTCAATCGCAGCCTCGCCCTCCTTCTCCATCTGCCGGTATGCGCGCTCCTGCTCCGGCGTCATCTCCAAGTAGATGCCCTTGGTGAGTCCGGAGTCCGCCGCAACGTTGGACGGGTAGTCCTTGTCAGGGAAGTCATCGCGCACCATGTCACGCGTCCGGCGTATCATCACGTCCCGCAATTCGTCGATGAACATCGCCTCGCGGTCCTCACGAAACTCGCCAATCGTGTACCCGCCGTAGTAGCCCTGTGTCACCTCCCAGAACTTCTCGATGAAGCTCCACTTGGCGCTCCAGCGGATAGGGTCGAGCCAGTTCAGCGTTGACCAGATCTGCTCCGGCTTGGAGCGGAACGGCGTACCGCTCATTGCTAGCCGGATGCCGCCCTCACGCACGAGGTCGCGCAGCATCTCAGCACCGCGCCGCTGCAAGTTCGGCGTACCAGTCTTGCGGATCAGGTACTGGTCCGACTCGTCTGCGATGATGCCGCCGTACTCGACCTCAAAGAGGTGGTGGAAGTTATGATCGTGCCGGAGCTTAGTGGTTCGGTCCTTCGGATGGCCGCACTCGTCCAGCTCCTGAACCATACCGGCCTTGTACTTGGTCTTAGCGCCACACTCGCCACAGATGAACCACGTCTGGGTCCGAATCATGTACGGGTGGACGACAACCCACGTACGGGCTAACGAGGCTGGGTTACGCCGGTAGCGCTCCAAGAGGTGGTTGAGGACTGATTGCCGCGCGTTCTTGGCCTGCGGAAGGGTAATGACCTCAGCGCCCTTCCCAAGCCATTTGTGGATCTCGTTCGCCCAGGTGGACCGGACGGCCGTCTTGGGGCATATCACCAAGTACGGTCCGGCCTGGCCGCTCTCTAGCATCGCGCCGATTCCCTGCGCGGTCTTGCCGAGACCAACCGTGTCCGCGTTGAGGGCGCGTCGCCGGTCATCGCGACCACGCGTGTCGACGATGAAGCGGACGCCGGATCGCTGGTACGTCCGGTCGTTCATGGCTGCGAATAGCGCCGGAGCTAGCTCCGGAAGCAGGAACAGATCCGCATCGGCAGCCGCCGCTAGCGCGTCCATCCGCGCTCGGGTCGCCTTCTCTGCCTTGGCCCATTCGGTGAGCGCCGGACCAATTACCAAGCGCTGGCCGAATCGGTCACGGAGCAGCAGGCATGAGGCCATATCGAGCGGTACGGACCAGACGCCATCCTTGCGAAAGTACGCGCCGGGGACAGAGGCTTTCAGCCCAGGAGTCGGGACATCGCTGTGGAGCAGGATCCGGTTGCCGGACCGCTCAACACGAACGGGAATCACCGGCCCACCACCACGACCGCGTGGAGCGCGTTGTCCCGGACGCGGTGCGCTTCCTGAACCGGCCAACCGCTCTCCAGGTGATGCACGCATTCGGCGAGAATCCGCGTGACGCGCGCCGGATCGATCCGGCGGGCAGCGGCGAGGTGCTGCAACGGTCGCTCCATGGTCTTCATCGTTTTGGTCCCTTCAGTAGGTTCGTCGTTGACTATACGCCAAAGCACCCCGGGTCGGTACCCCCGGGGTGCTGCTTACGCTCTCAGATCTTCTTGCAGAAAGCCACGCCAGCCACGATGTCCTGCTTCTCGGCCTCGTCGATAGCGATGATCTTGGCCGACTCAGCGTCGGGGGCCTCGATGTTGCCGTACCAGAAGGTGGTGGGGTCACTGTTCAGCTCGAACTCGATGCAAACCTGGAAGATGCTCATGACTTGGTCCCTTCGGTTTGGGCCGCTCTCTCGGCCACTGAATTCAGTCTACGCCAAAAGCTGGAGGATGGGAAGCCCCACCCTCCAACTTTTCAGGTCACGCCGCCCGGAGCTTGATGACCTTCGCCGGAGCCTTCTTGGCGGCTGCCCGGCGACGCACCGGAGCAGCGGCCTTGCGCTTCATGCCCGGTCCGGCGAGCGCCATCATCACGTCCACGGTCAGCGGCAGCAGGTGAGCGGTCAGCGTGTCAGCTCCGCCGTCAACGGCCACCTCTACCAGGTGCCAGTAGGAGGTCCAACCCGCCACCAGCGCGAGGAACAGGATAGCTGCGAACCGGATCTTGCCCTTGGTTCCGGTCGCCGGAACGTTCTCCAGCATCGCCATCGAGAGCAAGAACGCAACCGGCACCCAGAGCCCAACGGCGATGCCGATCGGAGTGTGCTCAGAGGCGTAAACGTTGGCGGCGAGCGAGACGAGCACGCCAGTGGCAAAAGTCGCGGTAGAGGTCCGGCGCGCGGTGCGGGCCTTACGGGCAGCGGGTGTGATCTTGGCGGTCATCATTTGGTCCCTTCGATTTGGAGGGCTCTCATTCCCTCCGACACCAATGACTCTACGCCAAAAGTTGGCGAACGCAAAGCGCATTCGCCAACTTTTTATGGTGATCTGAGATCTCTTACCTGCCATACCCGATATCCCTGGTAGGCAAATCCATACCTATTTACAGCGTACGTAACGGCCTTTGTGGCAGTCGGAAACGGACCGATTAGGACATCGCATCCAAGAGCGTGAAGTATGATGACTACCATTCATCGGCCTCCCAGTCAGCCTGCTCTTCCGCCATTCCGGTCAGCAATTGCCGTCGTTCATTCCGGTCCTCTTCCTGTTGCCGTCGCTTGATCTCCTCCTCGTCCGTTGTCCCGAATTGGTGCGCAATAAATGCTCCCATTGCGGTGCCGTCGGTCGAGAATATCTGGCAGTCCCGGCTCCTGTACCACTTGCCGTTGCGTGGACAATTCTCGTTATGATCCATCCTTGTCACTCCACATGGCCTCGCGAAGCTTGCACCGATACGCGTGGTAGTCCCGAAAGCGCGGGAACCGCTCCTGCGCGCGGACCCAGTTGCACTTCCAACAGTAGTAGTCCCAAGCCCAATCGGGCAACCACCGCTCTGCCCAAGCATGGAATCTCATGAAGCCAACTTCCAACCGGCGTCTCGGAGCCAGCGCCGGATACCCAACCGCCGGAGCGAGTCGGGGTACATCGCGACGCGCTGCAAGTCTTCCAGCAGCGCGGCGAACTCCTCGCGCTTGGTCTCCGGCAGCGCCTCCGCGATGGTGGCGATGCTCTCGTATGTCCGCTTGCTCACGTTATCCATCAGTCCTCCACCTCCACCGTGAAGAACTCCGCGCCCTTAGTGGCGTTGACCCGACCGCGCCCCACCTTGAGGATGGCGGTCACGAGGCAGGACCGATATCCGGTTGCGGGGCAGCAGAAGGTCACCACGCGCTTTCCGTCCGGCGTCAGACTCATGCGCGCACCTCTCCGGCTGACCATAGCACGCTCGGTGCCACGGCTGAGCCGGTTGTACCAAACGAGCGCCTGGCCCGTCAGCGCACCGAGGATCAACTCATCGGGCGACAGCTCCGGATCGAAGGGGAGGTGACGCTTGGCGTCCTCCAACTTGGTGACGATGTCCTTCGGTTCTGCCTTGCGGAAGTGCTTATTGGAGGCTACCTTGCCCGCCTCAGCCGCAGCATCTGCCTCCGAGCGCGTGAGGAGCTTGGAAGCGCCGGAAGCGTTGCGAGGCTTGGTGGTCCGGTCGCCATGCCCGTAGAAGCTGGCATCGTACTGCCAGACGCCGTTGGACCACGCCTGGACGATGGTCTCGGCTCCGCGCGTCGCGGTCAGCTCCACACCGTGCGTAGAGGCGTCCAGAGACACCTGCCATTTGGCCGCTACGGCCTTCTCGGCGAACGCGTGGGCCTTGCTGTGGCTCCGGTCGTCCGACTGGGCAGCGTCCATGAGAGCGGCCTGGATACTGGTGAGCGAGTCGATGACCTCCTGTGCGTCCTCGACCACACCCGGCTTGGGCGGCAGCGGCGTACGCTGGGCGTGCCGGTTCCGTCGCTCCGTCGCTGCCGCGCGGAGTCCGTGCTTGTTGGCAGTTGTGGTCGCCATCTTCCCTGGTCCCTTCCAATTCCTACGATTTAAGTAGGTAGGTCATTGCTCGGTCGAGCCGGTCTGAGCTACCTGGGAACGGCTGGGATCTCGCCCCAGCCGCACCCTCCGGGCTCAGCGCCCAAGCACCGTCTCCAGAGTCTTCCCGGGGCAGTGGATGATGCCCTTACCGCCTCCGCGCCAGTTGGCCCGGATCACTTCGTAGTCGTGGCAGCCGTGGACGGTCCACTGACCGTCGTAACACTGGTGCTCTCCGTCGTCCGCTTGGCATTCGGTGTGGGCCGCTGCCTTCGCCTGAAGCTGGGTGATGAACTCTTCACGCGTCATCAGTTCCGCCTGGTGGGGTCGATCCAGCCGACCGGTAGGATGTGGGGGACTCCAGTGCACCGGTAAAGCTCTAGGTCCGCGTCGGAGGCGACCGTGGGAGCGGTGCGGTACGCCGCTTCGATCGCTGCGAAGCCTTCCTCCGCTGTGGCGTAGTGGTACGTCGGCATCAAGAGCGCCGGGTGCTCCGGTCCCATCGGCGAGGGGATCACGTGCACTGAACGGCCGTTCCGAGCCGCGCAGCGGCACTTGCGATTCGGGCCGGTGCAGTTCTCATCGAGAACCTCGGCCTTTAGCGTGCTGGTGTCCATCTCTGGTCCCTTCGATTGGCTACGGCGATCGTACTCCACTGCCGCTAACGGCGCTGGGGGAGGTCTCCCTCCCCCAGCCTCCTCTCAGCCCTGGCCGTCCAGGAGCCGCAGGGCCTCCTTGAGGTTCCGGACCTTGCGGGCGTGGCCGCCAACCCCGGCACCGGCGTTCGGGTAGTTCCAGGCCCGACCGATCCAGGAGCCGGTCACGACGTAACCGGCCTTGGTAGCGGTGGCCTCGTACGTCTCGACCTCGTAGACCTCGTCATCCTCCTCGACCAGCATGGAGCCCACCGTGATCTCCACCTTGAAGCCGCGCGCCTCAGCGTACTCCTTGAAGGTGGTGGACTTGTGGATCTCGGTGCCCTTGGCCACGATGACCATGCCCCGACGCGAGCGGCGCGCCTTCTTGGCCTCGTCGCTGTCGTCGTACTGCGACGCGCCCTTGGCCAGCTTGTCCTGCTCCGCCTTGAAGTCCCGCTCGGCCTTCAGCACGTCCTGGTACTTCTCGGCCAGATCCGCTTCGACCAGTTCACGCTGCGCGTTCTGGATCTCGCCGATGGCGGCCAGGAGGTCGGCACGCTTGCCCTTGCTCGCACCCTTGACCTTCAGCTCGCCACCCAGCTTGCGGAGCTCAACGGCGGTCAGCGAGGTCAGGTCCATCGTGATGAGGTCGGTAACGGTGATCATGGCTGGTCCCTTCGGTTTGGGGCCGGTCCCTCCCGGCCCAACAAGATCAGTCTACGCCATTGGAGCCCAACTTGGCTACCCGGCGCGCCAAGATTTCCCCGGCTCACCAATGCCATACCTAGAACCAGGTTCGTAGGAATTGCTATGGACCTGCGAAAACGACTTGGGCGCCCAGCCGGTTGGCGAGCGCCCGTCGTTACAATTCCGTTACCTAATGGTGATCCGGAAGTCTCCAGGTCTCCTCTTCGCGCTGCCGCCGGATGCCCCGCGCATCCGAATCGTGGATGATGGTACGTCCGGGATCGAGCGCTACGCCACGCGCCATCGCGTCGGTACGTTGCCGCGTTCGCTCCAGCACCGCATCGTTGAGAACCTGCCCCATCGCGAGGAGGTACTGGTGGAGCTTGGAGAGCGTGGAGAATGGGCGCTCTTCCACTGCGTGGTTCCGCTCCGGCGTGCGGGTCTGCAGGACGTGCTTGACGCCATTCGGGTTGGAGCCGAACTGGACATCGTACCGGCGCGCCCATCCCAGCCGCTCCGCTTTGTCGTTCAGGGACTCGACGGTGGATCGCACCGTCTCCTTGGTGATTCCGTGCGTCATGGCGTCTCCGTTGGAATGAGGTGGGTTTAATGACCGGCTGGGCCGCAGAGGGTTCGTGACCTCCGTAGCCCAGCCGGTGATCCGGGGATTAGCTCCCGAGCGCGGTGCGCTCAGCGCTCGGAGCCTTGTGCGTGCGCTCTCCGGCCGTACGCCGGAACTCCACCGAACTAGCAGCGGCAACTCCGGCACGTCGTCCAGCCATCCGCTCCGGAGCGTTCTCCTGGCGCGCCCAACGCTCGCGGTCGGCTGCCGTGGCGTGGTAAGTGCGGTGTTTCCGGCACTCACCGCTCTTGGCCCTGGAGCACCGGCCGGAACGCTTGCACTCCAAGCGCTCCGCATCCTCCGCATCCCAGCGAGCCTGGGATGCCGCACGACGCTTGGCGCGAGCCTCAGGGTCAACCGGCTCCGGACGCCGGTCCTCCCACTCCGTGTAGTAAGCCTCCGCGATCCGCTCCGCGCGGCCGTGCAGCGCCAGTCCGCCCTGCTGCACGTCCACTGCGCTTCGAGCGTCGCGCAGTCGGTGCCCGAACTGGTCGCAGAAACCCTCAGCGTACGCCTCGCGGTAGCGCGCGGCCTGGAAGCCCTTGCCGCCCACCGTCGGCTGCTCGCCACGCGCCGCGCACTCGGCCAAGTAGAGCTTCTGCACCTTGCCGTGTGCCGGTCCGTCAGTCCGGGCGCTGGCCCACAGCTTCTCGGCGATATCGTTGCGTTCCATGCCGGAACCGCGCATGTAGTAGCAGTTCAGCTGGTCGCTGAGGTTGGGATCCACCTTGACGTCGATCCGCGTGGCGAACGTCAGATGTGCTGCAGTCCAAAGGAACTGCGCCAGCCGGATGTCGATCTCGTAGCCGTAGCCGACCGCTACGATGCGGTTCTTCACCCCATCGTCGCCATCCTTGTCGTACCGGTACTCGGTGTGACTCTTCAGACCGGCGTGGTTGCTGATCTCGCGCCAGATCTCCATGTAGTTATCACGGAAGCTGTTGGCGTAGTAGCTTCCCAAGTACTCGACCAGGGTGATCTCGAAGCGCTGCGGGAGCACCTGAGCCTGACCGGAGCTGATGACGTACTCCTCGTCCACCCGGTACTGGCGCATCAGCCGCTCCGCCTTCTCGGCGTACGCGGCACGAGCGGCCATGGTGTTGGCCTCGTCTTCAGCCATCGCGGTAAGTTTTCCGATCAGCTCTGCCTTGGCGCGCTGCGTCTCGGCAGTCACCTCGGTGCCATCCTCGCGGGTGAAGCCCTGGAATCCATCCCACTTAGCGGAAGATCCGCCGAACGCACCTTTGATAGAGTCCGAGAAGTCCGTCATGACTGGTCCCTTCGATCTGGGGCGCTCTCTCGCCCAACGAGTTCATCCTACTCCAATGAGCACCGGGGCGGAAAGCCCGCCCCGGTGCACTTGCCTACTTGTTGCGGCAGTCCGGGCCGATGCCGTAGGCGCGGCTGGTTTCGTCCGTCAGCGTCCGGCCGCAGCGCGAGCACCTTCCCAGCTCCCGACCGTAAAGCTGCTCGGCACCCAGGACGTCCTCCGCGATGGCGGCCAGAATCCGGTTCTTCTCGCTGGGGTTCTTGATGGGCCAAAGATCGTCGCTGGCCTGGGCCTTGAGGAACGTGTACCCGGCCCACTTGCCCTCCGTGGGGCGGTCCAGCCGGTAGAACTTCACGCCATCCTCGGTGCGAAGGGCGTACCGGCCAGCGGGCACCTGAGGATTGGCCGAGTGGAACTTCTCGACGGTGACAACCGGTCCAGCCCGGAACTCCTCGGTGCTCGCGCCGGGCGCAACCGCCTCGACCATGGCAGCGGTGACCCGGGGCAGGTCCTTATAGGTGGTGATGAACTGGCTGCCGGAGAACTTGGCGAAGCCCTGCTCCAGACGGAGCAGCACGCTCTCAGCGGTAGCACCGGCGGGCAGCACCCGCATGGTGGCGATGTCGATGATCCACTTGGCCTGCTTCTCGGAGACGTACGTCCCGCCGCAGCGGACCTTGTGGCCCAGGATCTCGCAGGTGTAGCTGCCGTCGTTGCGAGCCGGAGCGGTAGCCACGCTCGCCGTGCGCTGGCCCTTGACGAACGCCAGGGCGGCAGGGTCGGTGTCCATCCGGTCAGTGGGGGTGTCGGTCTGGCTCTCGGCGGTCCGCTGCGCCGCAGTCCTGGCGGTGTGGAAGGTCTGGAGGAAGCTGGCCGAGTGACGCTGCGCCATGATCTTGGTCCCTTCTCGTGGGGCCGCTCTCTCGGCCCAACAACTACATCGTACGCCAACGCTGCGCAGTTTGGCTACAACGAGTTACAATCAGCCGGAACCTAGTTCGTATGGATTGCTGATTACCTGCAGAAATGGAACGGGCCGGGTGGGGAATTGAGAGACCCACCCGGCCCGCTGCCCGGCACCTTCACGGGCTTCGCAGCGCGCTACCGGTCCGAAGGGACCAACCAACACACCGGCGCACGCCGCGTCCGGAGCAGCGCTCCGGCTCGACCTGAGATCCAGTTTACGCCGTGCCGGAAACTGCCGCTACTGGCTACCTCGTGACGACGCTGCCCTGAATGACGTTCTTGGTTGCGGGCGCGCCCGCAACACCGAGCGTCGAGAGGAACTGGACGATCAGCAGCGTCCACTCGTCGCCGGTGATCCGGCCATCGGTCAGGATGCCGACCAGCAGGTTGAGAACGACGAACACCGCCGAGACGAGCAGCTTGGCCTTGTCGAATCCGGTGATGTTGGCGGCAGCCCAGACGTTCAGCACGCCTGCGGTCGCGATGACGACCATCACCCACTCGCTCATGGTCACACCGTTCGCCACCACCTGCTGGTAGGTGACGATGCCCGCCATCACCAGCGCGCCGAGCAGCTCCATGATCGTCTTACCGTGAGTCTTCCAACTCATCTTTGCGCTCCTTCCCCGTCCGCCGTAGCGACGGGATGATGTGTGATCGGATCAACATCACCGTACGCCACCCGATCGACACGGCGACGGCATTGAACAAGATGGCTCGCACTGGCATGAACCCGGCCGGTAGGTGGCCAAGCGAGATCACCCAGGCGAAGTAGCCGAATGTGATGGCCATGGATCCCATGACCGCCATGATGTTCCGCCCCGTCTCGGTCTTCCACCAAGGCGCGAAAATCAGATATAGCAAGGAGAATGCGATTGCCACTGCGGTGGCGGCGTAGAAGCCTACGTCGCCAACTTCTCTCCAACTCACCCCAGCCGTCCTTCATCTCGGAATAGCTGCGCCAGGTGGTTGACTTGATGGACCCTGCGCCAGCCGTCTGTCAGCTTTCCTACCAAGGATAGCTGGCGTCTTACCGTCCTGCCGCTGGCGTTCACGGACTCGGCTGCCCCCTCAGCCTCGCGTAGCCGCTTCTCGCGGTCATCGTCGCGCTGCCGCCGGGTAGCGCTCATCCCTGGTCCCTTCGGCCACGCAGCCATCGTTCGCGCTCCTCTTGGGCCAGCTGCCTGGCTTGCACAGACTCAACGGCCTTGAGGATCGCTGCGTTCTGCTCCAAAACCGGCTGGAACGCATCGGTTAGCTGCTTGTTAAGTTCGGTCAGCTGCTCAAAATTGCCCTTCCATACATCGGCGATTCTACGCTCAGCCTCCGCCTCGCGCGTGGCCTGAGCACGCGTTACGACCCAGCTGCGCAGGAAAGCCATGACTATCAACACGAGGAGCGTTAGCAATGAGAGCTGCTGTGCCCAAGGCGGTAGGAGCGCGTCCAGGCTTGGCGTCTCTTCTGCTGCGAGGAACACCTGTTCCTCCGTTCCGTTCAGCGGGCATGGAAAAGGTGGGGCAAGTCTATCGCCCCACCTTGCGACCTTCCGAGTCGGCGTGCGGTCACGCAGTGTGGAGATTGCCCTGACCGGCGACGATGATCTCAGCGGCCTTGGCCATCTGGGACACCGGCGAATCGGCCGGAATCTGCTGGCCGTCCTTGTCCGGCTTGCCGAACAGGAAGTTGCGCAGCACCTGCTCGTCGTTGGCGTGCTGCGAGAGCTTGCGGCCCGGGAAACCCTCGGACCAGCCCGCCGCCTCCAGCATCGCCGCGCCCACCTCCTTGCGCACAGCCGGATCTTTCAGCGCGCCGAGAAACAGCTTGGTGAAGTCGGTCTGGTTCACGGGAAGTTCCTCCACAGGCTTGGCGGGTGGTTTGGGGGTCACGGACTTCAGCCACTCAGCGTACGTCCACCCCATGTCGATGGTGAGGGCCTTCCACATGGCCCAGAAGTCACCGATGATGTTGCGGCGGAACGAGTCGTGCCGGTGCCACAAGTGCGTCTTGTCGGCACTGGTGTCATCGGAATCGGTGTACTCGTTGTAGCCCTCGACGATCGGGTCACCGTCGGTCTGTCCGAGCGTGTACGCGTACACGTCATCCGGCCGCAGGTCCTTCGGATCCCGCATGGCGTTGACGAGGCGACGCGTGTACTTCTGGATGTTGGCGTAGTTGCCCTTCTGGGCGCTGAGGAACGTCCAGTCATGAGCGGACGACTTGGTCTTCCACCAGAGTCCACTCCGGTCTGGCGCTCGCCGGATGGAGTGGTCCGTCTTGGAGTTACCCAGTCCGTGATCCGGGAGATTCTCACCGGCGTTGTGGTATCCGGGCTTGTTGGCGTAGGTGCCGCCGTTCTCGCTGTCGATCGGCTCCAGCAACTCGCGCATGCACACCAGCCACCACAGCGCGTCCGTCATGCGTGAAGGGTTGGGGTTCGGCAGGGGCAGCGAGAAGCTGGGCGGAGCGCCACGCGGATGGGTCCGTGGGTTCAGGACGGTCACTCGTCCTCCTCGTCTGGCGGATCCGCCACCGGGCCGACGGAACCGTGGTCCACGTCGTTTGGCGGCGGTGGCGGGTCTTGGATGGGCGCTGACATAGTGCCTACGATACCTGCAACAACGTCTCGTAGTCCTGCGGCACGCCGTCTGCGTCGGTGACTTCTCCAGTTTCCGTATCAATGTTGTAGCCGATCGGCACCCGCCAGCGGTCCGGGGCGCGCGAGTCGTGATCCGGGTACACGACGTCGATGCTGAGCACAGAGCCGGCAAAGTTCGGGCTGATCTCCAGCACCTCCATCCGAGGTGGAATCTGCGTCTTGGCCTTGATGGACCGCGCTTCCTCCATTGCCGCAATGATCTGCGCGCCGTTGCTTCCGTTGTACTCGATCCTCATATCACCACTCCCGAATCACCTGGGTCATTACCGGCGAATTGTACGACCAGATCGAGGATATCAGAGGCTGAGCCGAAGATGATGATGTTCCCAGTTCCAGCCTGCCGTACCAACGTCAACAGCACCGACAGCATCCCATCTGACGGCGCGAGGTACCAGGCATTGGCATTCACGACATTGGACTGCGAGTTGTTATCGATCGTCAGCCGCATGTAGCCAGACAGCGTACTAGACGTCGTGGCAGCACCCGACTGTGATGTTCTAATTCCTACGCGACCAACATCATTGTCAACAGAACCGTCCATGTTGATTGGACCTGTGGAGATCTGGTACAGACGACCGGCGAGGACAGGGATGTTGTCGATCCGCAGCACGCCCGTCTCGGTCGTGGTGACGTTGCCGGTTGAGGTGATCCGGCGTCCGCGCTTGATCACCAGCTGCTGGTTCCCCTCGATCGCAGAGATACGTGCGTCAGCGTTGATCAGATAGTTGCGGACCTTGATGCCGAACGCGCCGGATGAGACGGGCTGGCCCTGTACCGGCGTGCCGATGTCATCGTAGTTTCCCATGTCCTATGCTCCCCAAACCCCATCGTCCCACAAGCCTGCGTCCCAGACGGCTGTCACGCCGACGTAGATCAGCGTAACGTCGTGCACGTACATAGCACCGTTGTAGCGATGCTGGATTGCTGTGATCCTCCAGGTGCCGTCTGCCCGCATCCCAGTCGTATCAACAATCTGGCAGAGCTTACCCGGCACTCTGCGTGAATCCCCTTGCACCGTAACAGTTACAACCGGTCGTGGACGGGCGAGGAGCGTAGCGAGCGTGGATGCAACCTCTTGTGCTGTGGTGCGGTCATGCACCCACGCCATCTCAGTCGTCAGTGCGCGCTCCTGACGCTTGCTGATCGAGCCTTCATCGCGCACCGTTGAGTAACCATCGTTAGTGCTGAGGGCGTAACCGAGCGCACGCAAGAACGGAATCTGTGAACCGTTGTTGGCGAGATAAAGCGTTGTGCCGTATGTGTTGGTGAACTTGACCGTGATCGTTTGTGAGTCCCAATCGACGATCCGCCCGGTGAAGGCCGTTGAGGTAATCACCGTTCCCGTGCCGTCCGCAAGTGTGTTGACGGACATCAGGTTCTCGTTCTGTAGCGCAGTCGCTCCGCTGATCTGGCTTGAGGTCAGCTTCTGGAACTCTGGTGCGCTGCTCCAGCCTTGCGCCGCGCCGTGCGTCTCGGCGGTCTGTACGTCAAGCGGGAACGTCACATAAGTCGTTCCAACCGGGATCCCGATGCTGGTAGTCATCTCCAGAATGATGGACCGGTTGCTGCCTACGCGCTTGTCAGGATAGGCAATCGTCACTACGTTCCGCGTCCGCGTCGGGTCCATGTTCAGGCCGATCTCGCCTGCGTTGAACTCTGTATCGAGGACGTTCAGCGTGTCGACGGTCATCTGTGCCGTCTCGCCAAAGTAGCTCAGCGGTACGAACTCAGAGTTGTCAAGTTCGTTGACCCGCATCCAGCTAAGCGTCGATTCTGCCAGTGCCTGCAGCGTGCTCCAGCCCTGGACCGGCGTTGGCTCAGCAACCACCGCGAGAGGCTGCCTCGTGGGTCGGTACGTGGCGTTGATGGAGGGGGCAGCGGGTGTGGGGTAGAAGCGGCTCCAGTCGTCTGTGTAAGGCATGCCCGCTTCGAGCTGGATCTCTGCAATCGGCAGATGTGACTTCCAGCTGAAGTTGGTTGCCCCGCCTGCGGCATACAGGCTCGCCTCGCTCGTAGGCAGCGACTCCGAGGAGCCGCTCAGCACGCCGGTGTTCCACAACGTGCTGTCCATCCGGAACTTGCCGGTACCGTTGTCATAGTCCCACATGAAACTGATGAAATGCCAGGCTCCATCCGTCGGCAGGTCTCCGCCCGTCAGCACGATGCTGCCACCGATCCAAACCGTGTAGTTCCGGTTGGCGTTGATCTGCACCCGGACGTAGTTGGTGGCAGTGCCTGCGCTGATGGAGTTGAAAAGCGTTGCCTGAAACAGCAGATAGTCGTCCGGGTTGCCCGAGTCAACGCAGGTGGGCGTCCAGTCAGCACCGTTGCCCTTGATCCAGAAGCTCAACCGGCCCGTGCTGCTCTGCTGGCTGAGAAGATCCTTGATCAGCGCATCAGGCTGCCCGGGCACCTCGCGCGACCAGAGCGGATCCGCGATGCCGTTCACGTAGGTAGTCTGCGCGTTGGTCTGCTTTGCGCTCATAGCCGTAACGAACGGACCTGCCTCGATATCAGGCGACCGGCGGTAGTGCCCTGCTCTGCCGGTGATCCACTCCCGGCACTCGGTGTATCCCGCTGAGCCGTCCATCCAGGCATGCATCGAGCCGTGGCACGGGGCCCAATACCGCGTATAGATCGAGGGTGCAACGGAGGTGTACTGCCCGCCCTGCGCGAGCAAGTAGCCGATCAGCCAGTCCGTCTCTAAACCCTCGCGCCAACCGTAAACCGTTGGTAGCAAATGCGAATCGTCCAGCAGCAGTCGGGTCTTGCAGACGCCTCCAACGTTGGCCGTCCGGCCCTGGATGTCGATGCCGGTCATCTGCCCAGCGAAGATCTTGTTGGTCTCGGTCTGGTTCCCATCTGTAGCGATGTTGTTGATGGAGAATGCGAGTGTTGCAGTGTCCCGCGCAAAACCATAAATCGGCGATGACGTGTTGAGCGGGCTGAAGTATCCCACCGCATCCAGCTGCGGTCGGTCCCGGACCTCTAGGGTGAAGTGCACTCCAGTCACCATCTGCGCAGCATTTGCCGTAATGCCGGAAATCCCATACGAGCCAGGGAAGGAGCGGAACGGCGAGATGATGTTAGCGATGGAATGGTTTGCAGTCACGTTGAAGCCGAACACGGAGTATCCGCCAGCCGGAGCAGACCAAGCTCCTGCCGCAGCAGCCGCGCCAAAGGCTGAAATGGTCCAGCCTCGCCCCGTCACGTTGACGTTGCCCGGCGTGTGCGTCGTGACGGCAACCGTTCCCTCTGTGAACTCAGAGACCTCACCTGGCGTTACCGGAACCAGCACGTTTGCGCTCGCCGTCCGGCCGCACTTGACCGACTGCATGATCCAAGCGAAGTTCCCAGACGTACCAATGGAAAAGACTGGAGTGACCACACCTGATGTGTAGTGCTTCCGGCCAAACACCCAGGTGCGCTGGAATGTGCCGCTCAGCGTGTCTGTCGCATCACCGATCAACTTCCAGGCGTATGGGGACTCCGGATCCATCGACGTCTCGGTAACGATGGAGTCGTTGCTCACCGTGATCGTGATGAAGGTGTAGTCCCAGAAAGCCACGCCAGTTGGGTACGTTGTGGTGAAGGACGTCCCGGCACCAGTCCCCTGCGACCAGTTACCGTTCCCGCCGAGCGAGGAGTCAGCCGCTACGGCCGGAGGACGGCCCACGAGGTCCATCGTGAACGTGCCGCTCGCATCGTTCCCAGCAGTGAGCGTGACGGGATCCGGCAGTCCATCGTCGAAGCTCTGCACGATGACCGCGCCCTGAGGGCCGATCTGTTGCCCTAGCTGGTTTAGGGCCTCAGCAGATGTAACCGTCGCAACGCTTGCGTACCCAGGCTCCAGCTCTTGCCAGGTGGCGACGACGCTCGCCGGATACATCACCAGGCTGCTGGAGTTCAGCAGATCATCCATTGCTGTCATTTGGCAAGCTCCCGCAGCGACATCTTGACTCCGCCCGCGCGGAACCGCGTCTCAAACGGTACCGACTCCGTCAGCCCGATCATCTCAACCGGCCGGATTCCCGTGCCGACCGCCCAGGAGTTCACGACGGTGTCCTGCTCCAGCATCGGCTCATCGATGAAGAACGCTCCGCCCGTTGCCATGGTCGTGCCGTCCACCCGCCAGCGTGGCTCCACGTACACAGCGTTCGCCGGAGCAGTCGCTGTAACGCTCAGCTGCGTCCAGGTGGTGATAGCTGTTGAGCTGCCTGCCGTTTCGCTCAGCTGCGCACCGGTCTTGTCCAACCAGCCGAGACGTAGCGACATCGTGGCGTTGGTCTCAACCGTGCCGTCAACCGTGACCCACGAGCTGAAGATGTACGGCAATCCGACAACAACAGGATGCCCGTACCAGTTGCGGAATTGTGGTGCGGGGATGAGGATTGCAACCGCGTCAGGTGTGCTGTTGAAGATCCAGCGTAGCGATGCCCATCCTGCGGGCCGGTGGATGAAGGTAGAGAGGACGTTCTGACCGAGCGAGCCTTGCCCGGCTCCGGCTGTCGGCAGTACGAAGTCAGGATTGGGTAGCGAGGTCACGCCGGTTACCGCAGACACGTTGGCGGGCAACAGATTTGGCGCGGAGGGATCGATGAAGACGAACGGTCCCGGACCATTGGCACCGACGCGATACTGGTCGAGCTTGGTGAACGTGTCGATGTGCATCGAGTCCCAGTTGACATTGTACTGCCGCGACCCCACAGCCAACGAGGAGATCTGATGTAGACCGGACCCAGTCAGGAAGTCGAATGTCTGCCGCTCGTATTCCTTGTCGATGCCGCCACTCGGCCAAGGCAGCGTCTGAAGCTGCTTGCCCGGCTGCCCGAAGTACACACTAGGCACCTGCCGCGTCGAGCGCATTGCTACCTCCGTCCGGATCCGGCGAAGCTAAGCTGCCGGTCTCCCTCATCCGCAGACTTAGCAACGATCGTCGGGTTTCCCGTGATGGCGTCGATCGTCAGCTGCGCGATAGTCTGGTTACCGATCTGAATGTTATACGGTCCGAACTGGCGCGAAGCGGAGGTGTTCTGCGCCGTGCGCGAGGCGCTGTTAGCGGCTGCCTGCACTGCTTGCGCGGCAGCGGATCCGCTCTGCGACGGCAGCGCTGCAGTGGGAGCGACAACCGTGTTAGCCAACAGCTCTGCGGCGCGCCTCGCCGCATCGAGGCTGCCCTTGATGCCGATGATTAGGCCTTCAACGAGGAACTTTCCAGACTGCTTGAAGACGCGAGACGGCGAGAAGATGTCCAGCGCAGAGTTGAATGCGCTCCGCACACGATCTGCAAGTCCGCGCACCAGATCCAGCACACGGCCGATTCCTCGGTTGATGCCGTTGATCAGTCCGTTGATGATGTTGATGCCGGAGTTGAGGAGGAGGTTCCCCAGATTACCCAGTGCGCTCCGGATCCGCCCAGGGAGGTTGCGTGCGGCGCTCACGGCCGCGCTCACTCCAGCGTTGAAGCGGCTGACCAAACCGTTCCAAGCCGCGCTCGCGAGACTCCGCAGCAGACCGATCAGGCTGACCACGGCGTTGTAGGCGCGGCGCGGGAAGTCACGGAGGAAGTTGATGGTTGCGCTGACGCCGTTGACGACACGCGTCCGTACGCCATCCCAGACCGACTGCATCCACTTCCAGAGAATGGGGCCGAGCGTCACGACGGCTTCCGCGATGCGTGCCGGGAGCTTGGTGAAGATGCCGACTATCAGACCAGCACCGAACCCAATTGCGGTCGCGACTCCGTTGAGAGCGCTGATGAACAGCTGCTTCAACATGCCAGGCAGCGCCTGGAGGAAGGAGAGGATCCGTCCCGGCAGCGCCTGGAACCAGGCGATAACTGCCGCACCTGCGGTCACGACTGCATTGTAAGCCGCAGTTAGGCCTTGCGCAATCCCTCCCGCCAGCAGGGCCACCAGAGCACCAAGATCACGGACCAGGTTACGGCAGGCAAGGCTGAAGTTCAGGATCCAGGTCACCAGCCGGATGCCGAGCGTGGCGATTGTGAGGATCACGGGAGCGAGCTTGACGAACAGCGCAACCAACGGAGGGATGAGCGGAATGAGCTGGTTGAGAGCGTCGATCAGCTGTGCGCTCAAAGCCTCTGCCAGATCCACAAAGACCGGGATGAGTTGCTCAGATGCCTTGATGAGATCTGGCATCGCCTTGAGTAGCGAGTCCGCGATGGTGGAGGCGAGCTTGACGATCACGGGCGCGAGCGGAGCGAATGCCTTAGCGAGCGCGGTTCCTGCCGCAGCAGCGATCGGCAAGCCCTTGGCCATCTCAGCGATCACCGGCATGAACGCTTCGAATGCCTGGACCAACGTCTCGCTGAAGATCTGGATCAGCGGGCCAAGCTCCGCGATCAACGCGCCGACGGCGTTGGTGAGGACTCCAGCCAGGAGGGCCACTAACTGTGCGATAGGGGCCAGAAGAGGCGAGACTGCTACAAGGAGGTCTGCAAGCACCTTCGCAAGCGGAGCGATGGCAGGAGCCAGACGGTTGACTACGTCCAGCAGCGCCGGACCAAGCACCTTGCCGATCTCCGCGAGCGCCGGTCCAAGTCCGCTCGCCAGCACCTTGACAACGGTGATGAGGACCGGTCCAAGCTGGCTCGCGACTTCCAGGATGCCGGAGAACAGCGACCGGATTGCCTCGGATCCCTCAGCGCTGTTGAGGAATGCTGCGAACTGTCCAGTGATGTCCCTGATGACGTTGAGCAGTCCGCCACCGGTCTGCTGCGCGGCGCTGATGACGCTGAAGAGGATAGATCCAACGTTCTTGACGATGCCGCCGAGTGTCTGCAGCGTCGCAATTGCGGTGTTGATCCAGTCCTGGAGCTGTCCGCTGGCAGCAATTTCCTGCAGCCAGGCACCGAACTCCCCTGCGACTCGACCGATCGACTCAGCGAGACGCACCATCAGCGGCAGTCCGACTCCGCCCACAGCACGCAGTCCGGCGAGCACCGGAACGATAGAAGGCAAGACCTCCGAGAAGGCTGCCCGTGTCGCCTTCAGCGCATTGTTGACGAAGTCAATCGAATCAGCACTCAGCACGAAGTTGGTGACGCGGCGCGTGACCTCGCCAAAGTCAGCCGCCAGGCCTCGCAACACCGGCTGCAGAATGGACAATGCCTTCATCATCCGAGGCACTTGCCCGGCGAGGAAGCTGGCGCTGAAGAACGACTCCTGCAAGCCCTGCTGGAATGCCTTGAGAGCCGGTGCGGCGTTGTGTAGCTGCGTCACGAACGCAGCAGCCGACGGTGACAGTTCCTTTAAGGACTCTTGGAACTTCTCAGGGTGCTTCGTGTCGAATGCGGCCTTGACCGCGTCACCCACACCAGCGAATGACGCCTTGAGGACTCCGATCGTCCCCAATAGACCGACGAACAGTCCAGGTAGCGCCGAGGAGAGCGAGAGGATCGACACCAGGCTTGGAATGATGCCGAGGAGCTGTATGCCGAGCGCAGCAGCCTGCGTTGCCACCGCTCCCATCGCAGCTGCTGTAGCCGCGATCTTTGCCCCAGCTGCGAATCCAGAGAGTGTCTTTCCAAGCTTCTTGAGAGTCCCGTCGCTCTCTTTGGCCTTCCGCTGGAGCTTGTCAATGTCGTCCTCGGCACGGTCGACAGCCTTGTCGCTGTCGTAGTCCAGCACGATCTTGCCATGTGCTGTTCCCAAGTCATATGACATGGCTGCCGACCTCTCGTGCTATCGATACTTCCGCGTGGAGGGAATCCAGCGCCGTACCACGGTCTGTGCCCTGCGTTCCGCCTCTGCCGGTGTCTTGGCTTCTGAGCCTGCTTCTTGGAGTGCTGCATTGAAGGCAGTTCCCCAGCGAACCACCGCCGCGTCGAGCGCGTACGCCTCAATCCCTTGCAGTCCAACAACTTCAGAGTACGGACGATTCAGCGCTTGGCTCATGGTCCAGGCCTTTACCAAGTTATCCGGCGTTACGAAAGTTGTCCAGTCCCTTGACACCCTTCAGGGCGTGCTCCAGAATGGCGATGCGGTCCATGAGGTCGATGTCGCCCACTCGGATCGCACCGGCCGGAGCCGTCCGGTCGTCATCCGCAAACACGGCCGGTTCCGCAACCGCCAGCAGGGTGATCTTGTTGACGAGGTTGAGAAGGGTGCCGAAGTCCTCGGCAGACGGCATCTGCTGCTTCTCGGGCGGCAGGCCCTGTGATTGGTTGATGAGGGCCTGTGCCAGCCCATCGAGCCGGGTCACCTGGTCCAAGATGCCCTCCATCAGCAGCCGCTCCAGCTGCAACGGGCGCATCCGACACTTCTGCCCGGACGGCGCAATGAAGTCCTCATCGGACTTCTTGCTGCCCCACACGTTTCCGGCATCCGACACGCCCGGAACGGACTGCGTGACGATCAGAGGGAAGGGCGAACCTACCGACACACCCGCAGCCGCAGGGCGCTCCGTGGGCTGTGCACCCGGTGCGCTCACGAGCAGCCTGGTGAATCCGCGTGCCTGCGCCGCTGCAAAGTCGGCTGGGGTCATCTGGGAGAGTTCGACGGCGGTGTAATCGCCGAGTCCGGCATTGCTGTTCTCGCCTGGCATCCTTGTGCTCCTGTTGGCGTTAGAGTGGACGTTAGACTGCTTAGAGTTCTTGACGACCCGGGGCGTGCCCGCTACGAAGACACGCCCCGGCGCTCGATGAGAGACTAGACGATGGCCGCCGCAGTCTCGTTCTCCACCATGTCCCAGACCGCGCCGATGTTGGCAGCGGTGAGGGTGCCGATGGCGGTGCCCTCAGCGTGGCTGACCCAGAACTCGCCATCCGCAAGCGTGCCGGAGATCTGCGTTGCCTTGCAGCGGTGCAGCACCTGGTGGTGGTCGCCACCGGACTCCGACATGCTCTGGCCTTCCGCGAAGAAGTCCGGGTACGCGTCGGTGTTCATGCGTCGCCACTTCTTCACGACGTTCGGCGTGGTGCCGGTCGTCGTGATGGCGCCACCGGCGATGACGGCGTACGCCTCCAGCGAGATGCCGCCGGATTCCAGCGTCCAGCTGACGTTGTCGATGGTGACTCGGGTGGCCACGACACTGTCGTCACCACGTAGCGTCTGGCTGGTGGTCTCCTCTGTGAACTCCAGCGTCTGAGCGGCGGGCAGGTCCACCAGGGTTCCCTTGACACCCGCGCTGTCGAGCGTGGCAACTTTCACATCCCGCAAACCGTATGGCATGCGGTGAACGGCGAGCGCCATGCTTCACTCCCTTCAGATTTCCCGGTACCGCTTGGTGCCGATGAACGTGCCGTCCGCCGAGAAACGATGGAGTACCAACACTCCCGGCTCCTTGCCGCAGCGAGCGCTCCGGCAACTTACCTCCAGCGCCCCATCGATGATCTCGCCATGCTTGATCCCGCTAGGGCACCGCAGCTCTACTCGTTGACTACCTTGTAGCCCGGCACCTTGGCGAGCGCCGTCACCAGCTCCGGAGACAGCCCCTCCGTGTCCAGCAACATCCGGTTGCCCTTGGTGCCGATCGCCGGACCGAACTCGTCCCGGCTCCAGACCAGATCCTTGGACGGCTTGGCGACCTTCAGACGCGCCCACACCGTGTCTCCCTTCGGGATGGTGTGGGAGGTCAGGAAAGCGGTGCCGTGCGGTCCGTCCGGATCCCCCAGGTACTCGATGTACTCGTGCGTGCTCGGTACGTTGGCCTCCTCGGCCACGGTCTCCGTTGTCGCCATTAGAGGCTCCTCCCGGCAATCTGCCAGCTGCTGAACTTCAGGTTTGCCTTGTAGTCGACGTCCACGTCATCACCAGAATGACCCAGATAGTCTGCCTGTGCGATGTACCCGTCTGCACCCGTCAGATCCATGATGCCGGAGAGCACCGTGAACACGCTCGGCGTGGCGAGATACGGACCGCCCAGGGCCGCGTCGATCTTCTTGTAGCTGCCACGTCGATCGTAGATCCTCACCTGAAGCTGCGACATGTCAGCTCCACTGTTGCTCCTGACCGGCGAGAGCCACTGTAGGATGGCGAAGGGCAGTTCTGGGTTATCTTCTACCGCACCCAGCTGAAACCAGCGCTCCGTTGGAATGAAGGCGGTTAGCTGTGGCGTAGCGATAAGGAGGTCCCGGATGGTCTTCCTCATAGCCGGTCCAAGATCTTCTTGAAGGTCTTCATCACCTTTGGCCCATACGCGTTCAGCGTCGGGATGATGATGGGGCGAGCCTTCATCCGAACAGAACCGTCCTCGTTGTGCGTTCCAAGCTCCAGGTAGATGCCGTACGTCACCGAGTGCGCGAGGATAATGGCGAACACACGCTTGGAGACCTTCACAGCATCCGCGAAGAGTCCGTTGCGGGCATTGGTGGTGCGGTCCTTCCAGGGGGCCTTGTGCTTCATGTGCGTCTCAATCCGGCTGTCCCAGTACTTGCAGACGCCAAATGCGGCACGGTTCAGCTTCCGGTCCATCTGCTTGACCCCCAACTTCAGGAACTCATCGCTGAAGGTGAAGGAGAACTCAGTTGCCAAGGCGGATCACCTCGCCCTTGAGTTCGTACTTGCGGTCATCGATGTATACCACCTGATACCGCACGCCATCAAGCGAAAACTCGTCGTACCGCTTCATGTTGGCGTCCACCGGCCCCATCAGCATGTACTCCGGGGTTGCTGTCTCGCCTTCCGCAGTAGTGCGAGCGGTCGCGCCATCCTCCTGCGGAAGCAGCCGGAGGCGCTGCGGGAGCTGAGGTACCTGAGGTCCGACCTCTACGCCTCCGGCACCGTCGTCCGTACGTGTACGCCTGAGTAGGATCACGTCTCGCGCGTCAGCGTCGATGAAGGCGCGCGAGATCCGCTGCTGCGCCTTCAGTTCGGTTGCGCTGAGCGTCATCGCGTCAGCCTCGACATCCGCACGCCACGCACTGCGGTCCCGGTACCTGGTGCCGAAGGATCGACCTTGGTGAACATGTCAGCCATGGCGAGCGCATTCTTCTGCAGATCACCAAGCGAACGTGAGGAACCGGACTCGCTGACGTTGACGAGGGCCGCATACGCAGCAGCCTTCTCGCGCCAGATCGCAGCCGCCAGCGATTCTGTGGAAGTCGCGGCATCCATGCGCGTGCCGAGTGCAGCGTCAGTGTAAGGATCCTCGTCCGCCTGCACATCGATCAGCAGTCGGAAAGACGCAATCTCAGCCGCCGTAGCCACGGTTTGTCCTCCCCTTACCTAGTGCGGAGCCGGGGCATGCTGGAATTCATGCCCCGGCTCCACCGTTGCCCTCAGGCGTTCTTCTCGTCGTCCGCGTAGAGCGCATCTGCCTTGGCGGTCTTGTCACCGATCACCGGGAGGTTGCGGCGCTTGAGTTCCGCGTCCAGCTCCGCCACCTTCCAACTCTCGTACGGCGGAGCCTCCTCCACATCCACAGACGCGTTCTTGACCTCGACGTCCACGCCCATCTCACGCAGTCGAGCCAGCAACACTTCAGCCGACTCCACCTGCTGGAGACCGGTGTTGAGCTGCATGACACGCGGCCCGGTGCCGTCGCCGGAGTTGTCCGCGAGCAGTTCGCTGACGTTCTGCCCGTGCCGTTCGGCGGCACCGTGCAGCTCTGCGTCCCGCCCACGCGTGGAGAGGTACTTGGCCTCCTCCGCCGTCAGCGGCGTGCTGAGATCCACACCCATGCTCATTGGATTACCCTCCTCACCAGACCATCGAGGCGGGCACGGTGTACGCGCCACCCGAAGCGTCGAGCTTCATGATGGCGGCTGCGCCGCGCTGCCGGACACCCGCGCCGATGCCACGGATGAAGTGGCTGTCGATCAGCGGGTAGTTGTTGTTGTTGCCGGGCTTGAGGATCAGACCCTGCAGGTTGGCATCCTCGTCCTCGCGGATGCCCACGATGTTGAGGTCCGTCGACTGTCCGGCCGTGGCCGCACCGACCACGTAGCCCTGCGGGATCTGGTAATCCTGGATGAACAGGTACGGACCCCAGGTGCCCACGACCTCCATGCCCGCGAACGAGTTGGGGGCCAGGCCGCCCACCAGCTGGTAGCCCGGAGGCAGCAGCAGGCTCATGTTGGAGCCGGTGGCCGGGATGAAGTCGTACAGCGAGGTCACCGTGGACGCGCCACCGGACACGAAGGTCTGGTTGCGGACGTACTTGACGACCGAGGCGGACGCGTCTGCCGGGTTCATCAGGAAGATGATGTTGTAGCCCTGCGCGCGGGTGAAGCCGTGGTGCTCGATGGTGCCCGCGATGTCCAGGAAGTCCTGGGGATCGAACGCCACCTGACCGGAGTTGGTGCCGGTCGAGAGGTAGTGCGTGTGCGATCCAGCGAACGTCTGGCCCTTGTAGGGCGGCGGCACCGTGCCGTCGGCGTTGTAGAGCGCCACGACGGTGAACGGCGTGGCGATCCCGTCGATGGTGGCCGTACGGTTGGCGTTGTTGAACAGGCTCTTGGTGACCTGTTCGAACACCAGCGCATTCTCCGCCTCGACTGCCTGCTGCATGACCATGTCGATCTGCCGCTGCGTGGCCTTGGCGAGGAAGCGCCAGGTGTAGCCCTGCCGCATGTCGTACCACTCGAACGGGTACGCACGGCTGACGACGCTCGGCACAGGCCGGATCGACTGCGCGATGCCGAACTCAGACGCCAGCTCGAAGCGCTCGGTGCCCGGCGTTCCCACCTCGTCCACGATGCCGTTGACCGGCGAGGACAGCAGGTCGATCAGCGGCTGCCGTGCGGCGTTGAACTCCTCCAGCGCACCCTGGTAGGCGTCCCAGATCGCATTGAGATCCTGCCCGTCGCGAGTACGGGTGAGGATATCCGCTTTGGCGGAATAACCCTTTGCCATGTCGGCTTACCCTCCTCTCTCAGGCGGCCTGAGTCGTGGGAACACGGACGATGAGACGGGCCAACTCGACCGTGAAGCCGATAGCCTTGCCGGACGTGGAAACGGCGTCCACCGTACCGTCCGCATGCGCGTAGATCAACGCACCGGCAGTGAAAGCCACACCGGCGGTCGTCGTCGCGTCACCGATCTCGCCGTCCGTCATGACGTCGATCTGTGCACCGAGAGCCATCGCCTCCGTCGGGCAGATCAGGCCACGGATGTCGATCAGGCCTGCTCCGCCGATGACCACACGCCCGGACGTGTTGATGGACACCGCGCGAATCTTGCCGATGTCCGACGCGGTCAGCGCCGCGTTGAGACGTGCCCGGAAGCCACCGTCATACGGGTCATACTTGTCAAACCGACTCACTAGGTCCCTCCTCCCGAAAGGTCCGTTGTTGATTGGGGGCCTAGCTACGCCGGACCCGAGACTGTAGTGCCGGGATCCGAGCCACCATGCCCTTTTGGTTGGGCTTGGCACCTGTGGATGCACCGTTGTTGCCCTGAGCGGTCCCAGCGGGCTTGGGGGCCTCCTGGGTCGCCTCCTGCTTGATCAGGTAGGCATCCGACGTGGCAAGCGCCTTCAGCGCATCCTTCAGGCCGCTGACGGTGCCGTCCTCGCGAACTTCCACCTGGCTGAGGTCCACCAGCTTGAGAGCTCGCTCCGGGTTGTGCCAGGTGTAGGTATTGTCGCTCAGGAAGGCCACCTTCAGCGCGAGGGCTGTGTTGGTCTCCTGGAGCTTCGTCACCTGCTGCTGGGACTCTTCGAAATCGCGCTTGAGCTTGGTGGCTTCCGGCAGGTCCTTATCGCGCAGCTGCCTGAGGTCAGTCTCGGCCTTGGTAGCACGCTGGTCCGCCGCACGCATCCGGGCCAGTACCGCGTCCAACTCCGCGCGACTCACGGTATCCGTGGTCTGGGCGTTGGTCTCGCCGCCACTCTGAGCGGTGGTACCGGTGCCTTCCGTCGTGCTTTCGCCGGTCCCGCTGGCCGATCCGGCACCACTCTGAGTGCCTTCCGCGCCGCTCTGTGCGCCTTCACCTTCGGGGGTGGTCATGTCAATCTGCTCCTTTATACCGGACATCGTAGCTATCCGCTACAGCAACTCTATCCTGACTTGGGGATCTGCTGTTGCTCCAAGAACCTCTTGGTGTATTCCAAACGTGCTTCTGGGAATACCCAGAACGTTCTGCGTAGCTCCTCGTCGCTCATTTCGGCGAATTTCACCGAGACTGCGCCGCCACTTTGCTCTCTAATGATTGTGGTTTCCAAAACGCTCCTCCCAGTGGAATCGCCGGGCATATTCCAACGCAGCCGGGTTGGTTGTCTTGCCGTCAGTCAGCGACCACTCAGCGAATGCCTCAGCATAGCCCTCAGCAGCATTGCCCTCTTTCCCATCCCCGCCAATGCGACCGTACTTGGTCATTCCGCCCGCAGCGACCGCATCGCCGTGCACATGCGTATTGCGAGCGTCCTTCTTGTCAGGGAATGCGTGCCCCCACTCGTGTGCGAGGACATAGAGCGCGGAAGGCACATTAGAACTGATAGGCATTCCGGGCCAAATCTTTTGCGTCAGCACACGCTCATTGATCCGCATATGCCCGGTGCTGATCGTCGTCTCGCCTCCAACGTCCCAACCGAACTCGCTGGAGGGCGCAACCCGAATTGCCAGATCTCGATTGGCTGGGAACTTGGATTGCATATGGTCGACATACCCGAGGAATTCCTGCTGCTTCTCGGGCGACAGCTTGCCGGCAAAGATGACCTCGTGCGGACCATTCTTGAAACGGATCTGGTCATCATCCGTCGTGCCCGCCACGAGCATCTTGGCGAACTCAAGCGCCTGCTCATCACTGAGCGCCGGGTTGAGTTTCTTGACGTTGTCAAGCGTCTCGGCGATCAGATCATCCGTGTTCGTCTGCTGCTGCCAATGTCCTGGCGCGTAGCCATCCTTACTAGTCTTGGGGCTGATCTCCGTCTGGTTTCCGAAGGTGACCTTTGGCTTTTCAGCCGTCTTACTTTGAACAGGCGCTGTGGAAACCTTGCCGTTCACCACCCAACTTCCGTCTGGTTGCCGTCTCGGCTTACTAAGCTGAAGACTTGTTCCCCTGTTAAGCACGAACTCCTTCTGGTCGAATATGCCAACCTTATCAAAGTCAAGATACTTCGACATATCCAGCACAGTCGTGCCTTCAGGTACTTCGATGCGAATCAACAGTGGCGCTTCACCCGAAGCGAAATCTTCTGCAATGTCCCTAGATGTCGTGGTGCTCTGATATCCTGGATCATTCCAGATGCCCTCAGCCGCTGCTATGTCAACGAGTCTGCTCCGCAAGTCTTCATCATTTGATATGGCGCGATAAACAAACTTCCGCTTATCCAGCGGAGGCTCGCTCTCGAATAGCGAGTCCATATCAGACACAAGCTTGCGCGTCTCGGCACTCATGGGAATCAATCCACGCAGCGCCGCATTGGCCTCCAGGCTTCCAGTTCCGTTTCCGCCAAACGCGAAATCGTTGACAATCTCACGCTTGCGCTCGAAAGTCAGCGGCTGTTCATTGTGCAGGTTGAAATTGCTCTCAGGCGTCTGCGCGTGTGTTCCGGCATCTGCCACGCGAGTAGGTTCCGGCTCTTCCGGCTCCTGCCATCCATTCTTCGCCAATTCGTCATCGAGGAATTGGTCATAATCGCCTTTGAGGAAGTTCTCCACAAAGTCATCTTCGTCAATTGGCTTAGACGTGATGTAGCACATGCATTGCGGATGCGGCCGCGCAGGTACTCGCTTGGAGTCGTAGGGACTTTCTTTTGCGTATGTGTTGCAGATGTCCGGCTTTGGGTGGCTCTTAGAGAGGTTCCATTCCACCTCATTGATCCACGGCGTGTCGGCATACTTCTGCGCACTCATCGAATGGAATGCGTTGTTGATTTCCGTCCGGGCCAGACGCATTGCCGCATAACGGACTCCGCCGGGCGTGTTGGGGTTGAACCAGTCCCTCGCACGCTTTGCGAACTCTTTGGCGTTGAGTCCGCTCGCCAGCGTCTCATTGATGAGTCGCCCCAGCCGCCCCTGCATCCAGACCGAGGTGTTGTAGATCCGCTTGCTGAGCGGAAGAGCGCTGAGCTTCATCCGTGCCATGGCCGCATCGATGCCGCGCTGGCTCACTTGCAACGCGCTCTCGTACAGGAACTGCCCCTGCGCACCCTTACCGACTAGCCGGAGGAGCGCGTTGTCAGCGGCAGCGCTTAGCCGCGCCGCGCGACTGGCTGCACGAGCGCGCCGAGCGCTAACGATGTCGTTCAGCCGCTCGAAGATGTTCGCCTGCTCTGCGAGAATCTTGGCACGCGTCTGCTCCAGCTGCGCGCGACGCACATCCTGCTTGCCCTGCGGCAGTTCAGCAAGGATCTTATCGACGCGCTTTTTGGCGTCGCGGAGCATGCGCAAGACTTCCCGGTCAGTGACCTGAATCTCCTGCGCATTGGCTATCAGCCAATCGCCCGGATCGGGCTTGGGGATTGCCATCATAGCCTTCCATTGGCAAATAGGAAGATAATTCCTATCAATGCAACTGCGGTTCCAATACCGGCATAAACGCGAGTGACTAGCTGCCTAGCACCGACCTTTTCAGACTCCAATTGCTGCACCCGACTTGCTAATGCATCAATCAGTTTGTCTTGGGCCTCCAATTGATCAGTAGTTGCCACTCCGGTCCGCAATTCGTTGAGAAGGGCAAGCCGGTCATTGACGCTTAGCTCGGCCTTCTCAACGCCCTCCTTAATCGACATTCGGGCCGCTTCCAGCGCTTCATTCTGCGCGTCGAAGCGCTGCTGATAGCGGAGGTCCCTCTCATCCATCAGCTCCCGTAGGTGCCGACTGGTGAACATTAGTCTGTGGGTAGCTGACCGGCGTTAGCTGCGATCTGCTGCGCCTCCGCGTCCAGCATCTGCTGTTGCTCGGCCGCAGCCTTGGTAAGCATGTCCTTCGGGAAGTCATAGCCAAGCTTCTCGGCGAGGTAGTCAGCGGCCCATTCCCGACTCACGAGCTGAACCGGCGAGAGCAGCGCCATGACTTCCTGGATGATGGCGTTGCGATCGGGCGGCAACGGATCGCCGAACACCACAGACGGCTGGAGCGGCAACGGCTGCCAGCCCTCGTACACCGGGAACCACATGTTCAGCAAGTCATAGAGCGCGTGCGTCCACTTGGACGCCATCTCTGCCTCGCGCTCCGCGTTGGCTGCGAGCGTCGGCATGAAGTGGATCCTGAGCGCCACGCCGGAGAGCGCGACATCAGACGGCACCTGACCGGAAGCCACTGCGGGTGCACCGTTTGCGCCACGCGCCGTGCCCATCAGGTAGTCGATGTGATCCTGGTACGGCTGGACCGATCCAACGCCCTGAATTCGACCCATCGCACCGTCCGGCTCCAGCTCAGCGACGGACGCTGGACCGATGATCCACGGGACCTCTTTGCCGTCCTTATCACGGGACTTGCCGGACGTTGTCCAGTACACACCCAGGCCGTCCATCGCAACAGTCAGATCTTCGTCGGACACGTTCTGCACGATGCCAGCGAGCACGGTCTCCAGGCCCTGAATGTCAGACGTGCCGAAGCGTCCAACCTTGCCGCCACGGCGGCGGTTGCGGATGTGATACACAGGAAGAGTGGTGATGGTCGCGTCGAGCGGGTAGCCCTCCAGCGGGCTCAACTCTGCGTCCGGCGCGGGCTGTGCCCAGGACGGTGCATCCACCTCGGCTACATCCTCGCCATTGCGGTCATCCCAGCCGTCTGCCTCGAAGAACCCCAGCCGATAGAAGATGGTACCGACCGGTGCGCCATTGAGTTCAGCCGATTGCTCCTCACTCAGCACCTTTCGGTACTCGATGCGTTGGATGATCTCGTCATCATCGTCGCTCTCCACCACAGAGACCAAATAGCAACCCAGCATCCTCTCGCCGTCCGCTGGATCCCAGATCGGGAAGAACTGCTCCGGCTCCACCGTGCCGAACCGCACCCGGCTGCCTTCCGGCTTTGAGGGATCAGCCGTAATGTACAGCACGCAGTCGCCCTTGATGAGGAGCCAGCGCTTGGATGAGAGGAACTTGATCCCCACCTCCTCGCGCGCCCAGAAGGAATTGAAGCGCGTGTTCCACTCATTCATCTGGTCATCGGTGACACTCGTGCCGGGCTGCGCGGCCCACACGGTCTCCATGTCCTGACCGAGATAGCGGTTGGTGGCCTCGATGATGTCACGGATGACAGGCACCAGCCGCCGTGCGAGCGGATCGTCATCCTTTCGCAGCAACTCGTCGTACACACCGGGAATGTTGTCCCAGATGGCCTCGTACGTGAGGTATGCGCGAACGCGCAGGATGTCATCGTCATCCGTCACATGCGCCGGAACCGGCATCTTCAGCAGGGTTGCGGTGTCATACGGACTGGACTTGGCAGCAGCCATGGCTCACTTCCTCAACTCAACATGTGACTGATGGGTTCCAGTCCGGTGCGGCTTGCCGAAGAGTCCGGACATCAACCGTCCCAACGCTTCTGGCGTGTGGTCATCCTTCTTCTGGGGAAGCTCCGGGGCATTGCGGCCCTTCTCAGCCGCCTTCTCCGCAGTCTCCGGGTACTTGTACTGGCCGAACTCACGAATCGTGTTGACGCACTTGCGATGCACAGTCAGACCCGGCTCACCGGTAGAGGGTAGCGGCTTGAGATACCGGCGAATCCATTCGATGCGATCCTTGATGGGTCCGCCAGTCCGCCGTCCGGCACGCAGCTGTAGCCGCTCGCTGATCTCGCGTGTGCGATCTGGTTCTGCGGGATCTGGATAGAACTCCCGTAGCACAGCTGGTCGCAGCCCACGAGCCTGGATCTCGTCTGCTGCCTCGCCGGTCGTCCGGCCTGTTTCGTAGTACTCGTCCACAATGTGGATCCGCTCGTGGTGCGGGTCAATCTGGACAAGCAACCAAACGAACGGGTTGGTAAAGCCGTAGTCGGAGCAGGCGTACGTCTCCCAGGTCGGGTTGAACAGCTGATCGGTGATGTGGATCTCTTCATCAAAGTCCTTGAACACCCGGCCCATGAACTCGTTGAAGAGTGCCTCAATCTCCTGGTTGAACATCTCGGTGCTCTGGTCCAGGAACAGACTCCAGATCTCCGGATCAATCCCAACCGGACTCGGCGGCAGCCCGCGCTCGTTTTCGTAGAACTCAACGCGCTCAATCCAATCGCGCAGACCTCCGTCACGCCGCGCCTTCTTGGCGCTGTTGAGGAGCTTGGAGTTCACGCCGTCCGGGTACACGTACGGATTGATCCAGGACGGCGCACGCCAAGACTTCCAGTCGGTCCGGTTCGGGTCCTGGCCCTGTGCCCACAAGTCATAGAACCAGTTCCTGCCCTCAGGCGTTGAGCCGAAGTATGTCCAGCCGCCAAAGTCCGCAAGCGTTGGCCGGATGTACTTGATCCAGACTGACGGCTTGAGCTTGGCTGCCTCGGAGAACACCACGCCGCTCAGGCCCTCACCCACAAGCGTCTGCGGGTACTGCGCTGACTTGGCGTGGATGATGAAGCGACCATTCAGCGCGCTGATCCGCATCTGCCCCGACTCCGGGTTGTTGTAGCTCCCGGGATGATCGAGCGTAATCCCCAAGTTTTCCAACGCCATCCAGACAACGCGGAACTCCTTCTCTGCGTCGCTGTAGGTTGGTCCAACGATCCAGTACTCACGACGCAGCCCGCGCCGCTTCAGTTCATCCAGTTCCACGAACGCGCGCAGGTACTCCGGCACCAGCTTGTGGCCGCCAATCTGCGACTTGCCCGCACGACGGCCATACGACACAACCTGGTTTCGGGTGGCGTCGTACAGGATCTCGCGCTGCGCATCGTGCGGCGTCCACAGCGTTCGCTTCCAGAAGCTATCGTGCACCCTCCGCCTGGGCGGCGGGGTGCTGAGGAGGACCGGGTTAGTCATCGTTACACCGTCGGGCCTTCAGGTCAAAGGCTGCGGCCTCTGCCAGCCCAATAGCCATCGTTCCGGAGATCGATCCGTTGCGGAACAGCATGTTTGAAGAGTGCGTAAGTTCGCCTTCTTCATCAATCTTCTGGATGGCGCAGATAACCATGTAATCACCGATCAAATCACCGCTGTCATACATGTCGTATGCGTAGGCACAACGCTCGATCGCTGACGTCAACTGCTCGTCTGCTTCGATCTGCTCAGGAGTCCTTCGCATCATCCTCGCCCTTCCCGAAGAGGTCTGCCAGGACGCCCTGGAATCCAGTTGCTGTGATCTCGACCTCGGTACCGCCCTTGACGCCTGCGCGGTCCAGCACAGAGCCGATCGCCGCGATGCGGTCTTGCGAGCGCACCTTGAAGCCTTCCTCGTCCCGTGATGCGGTCAGCCCAATCAGTCGGAGCGCCGCAATCTCTGATGCCTCCTGCAGTCGCCGCTGTGCTGCGGCCACAACCTGCGGGATCTTCGCGCCGTGCGCATGGCAGACCGGTCCGCCTCGCATCGGGATCGAGAGGCATGGCCGAGTGAGCCGCTGCCAGTCGTTGTCTGCGATGTACATGCCGGTCTCATCGCGAATGTAGGCAGTGCCGTTGCACTCACGCTTGTCGCGCCGATAGCGCAGGAACCAGTCCTCGTCCAGTTCAGCAGCGTATCCGTCCCATTGGTAATTGAACTCAAACAGGACGTCCTCTGGCCGGTCCTCCTTTTCCACAGCGAACAACAGCCCGTTATCCAGCTGCTCATCCAGCCAATGGATATCGGGCTTGGTGTTCTTGCTGCCTCCGACGTTGGGCATCAGTCATTTCCGTTCGTAGCTGTGGAATGCACCTCACGGATCTTATCTGCCACCCAAGACCGCAGCTCCACTAGCGCGCGTATGTCGTCGTACGGTCCCGCAGCCTCAATCCGCGCTTGTGCGAACTGACCGACCTGTGTTAGGGCAGCAGCCGCACCGGCTATCCAGGCGTTGGTGTAGTCCTCCTCCACCCGCGCCTCGCGCATCACCCGTGACTCGATCTCGCCGGTCAGCAACACCCCGGTCGAGTCAAAGCTGTCCTGCGTCATGGCCATACGTCCAAGTATGCCGTAACCCGATCGGTCAGATTGGCGGTGACGTTAGCGGGCAGGCTGGTGTTCACCCCCTCGACCACCCAGAGCGTCTGCAGCGTCGCTGTGACGCGCGCACGCACCGTCCAGGGTGTGTCGAGAAGTGCGTTGATTTGGTTCCTAAGCGTCCAGGGCGTGTCGAGGGTAGCCGAGACCAGCCCTCGTGTGGCCCATGGCGTATCGAGCGTCTGAGCCACCTGCGCCCTGCCGACCCAGGGGGTGTCCAGGGAGCGGCTAACAACCTCCCGCACCGTGTACGGCGTATCGAGCGTGCCTGCAACCGCATTCCGGACGGTCCACGGCGTATCCAGCGTGTTACTCACCGGCGTCGTGGACGTGAAGGTGCTCGTTGAGTTGCCGTTCGTGCCGTCCCAGACCCAGCCGGAGGTGTCACCGTCACCATAGGTATCGAGCGCGCCAACCTTCTCTAGCAATACGCCGGTTAGTCCGTAACCGACAGCCAGCGAGTCCCACAGAAGGTAGACGCCAGTCGCCAGCGCTGGCGCGGCATTGGCCGTAATGGAGAAGCGCGCCGTGGTGCCGACCGCCCCGGTCGTAAATCCCTGCGTCTGCGGGAATGCGTCTCCGCCCGAGGAGCGCGTGTAAGCGATGTAGACCGTATGACCGAAGTCAAAATCAGAGGCAGAACCGTTGTGGCCGTAGAACGACAGCGTGAATACGTCCCCAGGTGCACAAGCGGCTGTTGGCGTTTGGAGGAATCCAGCTGTGGAGGTCCGCACCCCCGTCGAGCGCGGGCACGCAGGAGTCGGGAAGTCGGTAGCCCGGACTGGCGTACCAGTCCCGGAGTAGCCCGTGGCGTTGTTCTTGGCTGCCGGGTTGGGGCAGAGGTTCTGTCGACTCACGGGAGCGTGTCGCCACTCACGGCGTACACCGCTCCGTCGTTCACCGCCCCAGCTCCAGCCGTCACCGTCCGGCGGAGCCAGATGCCCTTGACCTGCCCCGGACCGAGGTCACCGATCGCCAGCGGCCCAGCAGAGAATGTGACACCGGCCGGAGCAGTGCTCTCATTGGCGACGGTGACCGCCTGGGCGCCGGATGCGCCCTTGGCAGAGATTGCCGTGGTGTCCAGGCCGCACTCGATCAGACCGCCTCCGGACACCTGGCTCTGGATTGCGAACTGCGCGCCAATCAGCGTGAGCGTGGCGTGGTCGTTGAGCGCAAAGATGCAGCGGTACTCGACATCACCAGCGGCAGCCTCTGCGCCGCTCACGTCATCCCACAGGTTATTGGCGACGGCAGTTGTCGGACCATTCGTCGCCACCTGATCGCCGAGCGAGGTGGACGCGGAGCCTGCGGTCGTATCGCCAGCCGCAGCGGCCACGCTGAAGCGGAACTTGATGTCAGAACTGGAGATTGCCATGCCTAGCTCCTCGTGATCAGCTGCGAGTTAATGACGCGGCCCTCAACCAGCGACCATTTGTCCGCACTCGGTCCGGTGATCACCAAGTCGTACAGTCCACGTGCCCAGTTGTACGTCTCGGTGACGCTGCTCGGGATTCTAACCGTGACCTGGCGGTTGACTGCGTCGACAGTGATGTACTCCGGGGCAACCGTGGCGAGTGGAGCAGCATCAGCGCGTAGCTCGCGGATCATCATCGATCCAACGTAGCCGCTTAGGTCAGTCGGACCGCCCACGATATCGACCACGAACTCAACAGTGCCTTTGATGGTGAAGTCGCGATGTGCAACCGCCATACTGGCCTCCAATAACGATGGGGACTCCGCCATCAGAGTCCCCATCATCCTACCCGGCTATTCGATCGGCACGGCACGCGCTCCCATGTCATGCGCATGCTGCAGGCCCCGATTGACCTCCAGCAGTAGCGCCAAGCTGATCTCCTTGGCGCGCGATGAATCGAAAATGCCTGCGGCCTCCACGTTCTCCCAACACATCGAGGCGGCACCCAACGCCTGAAACAGGATCTCCTCCAGCGTCAGGTCCTCGCCCTTCTGCTGCACGAACACAAAGGGCTGTGACTCGGCGGCAACAGTGATCCGCTGCGCGCGCTTGCTCAGGTTCTCCTTGATGGCGTTGTCGGCCCAGCCGTCGAGCTTCGCTGCGTCGATCCAGCCGCACAGCGAGCAGATCTCCACCCAGCGGACCTTATGCCCTGCGCTGTGGGACACCATGTGGTGCCCCTCCTCGGCAGAGTGCGGGCAGTACGTAGCGTCCGGCCCACGAACCGCCGTCACTCCGCCTCGACCTCCGTCACCCCGATGGCGAACGACTGGCCATCGCGCGTGTCGAAGAACAACGGCGTGACGCCATTGCCGTCCGGATCCTCATGGATCACACCGGAGGCAGTGCCCTCATCCATGTTGAGTCGGTGCCGGAGCTTGGTATTGGTGCGAAGCTCCTCCGCCAGCTCTCGTGCCACAGTTCCTCTGTCCACTATCGCTTCCTCACCTTCTTGCCTGCAGCCAGCTTCTTGGCTGCGCCTACGGAGCCGAACATAATGCGGGCTGCCTCTTCGCGTGAGATCTGCCGCCCCGTCTCGATGTGAAGCGCGGTGCGAGTCCCTCCAGAGCCGGACCCACCGCCCTTCTTGGAAGCCCAGTACCGCTTGAGACCGGCACTGATTGCTGCCTTGTGCGCCGCGCTGAGCGGCCTGCCCTTCGCCATGCGGCGAGCCTACTTGCCCTTGATCTTGCGCGTCCTGGCTGCCTTTCGAGCCATGGACTTCCGCCCGGCGCGCGTGTGGCCCTTGTTGGCGATGCGCGCAGCCTTCTCCTGGCTCATGCCCTTTGCTACCAGCTTGAGGTACACGTCTTGCCGGTTCTTGTAGACAAAGCCGAACCTTCCACCCCTGTCACTGACCATGCTCCCAAGTCTAGAACTGGACGCCCGGTCCGTACGCCTCGGTCAGGCGGTCCATGACCTGGACGCAGAATGCGTGACATGACCGTTCAGCCTTGAGTCCCATGAGCTCGCCGGTCGAAAGCCACAGCTGCCATGGTCGGTCCGGGTTGGTCAGGTGGCCGGGCTCGCCCTTGCGGATGATCCAGCGATATCTCATTCCACGGTCTCCCAGTCGGTGACGGTCACGGTGCGCTTGTGCAGGTGCGGACCGATCAGGTGCGCCGGGCCAGAGGCGAGGAGCGCGAAGAGCAGCATGGCAGGAAGCACCAACCAGGCATCCTCAATCACCAAGCGCCCCACTCGACGCCATCGCTTAGCCGACATCCGCGTGCCTCCCCTCGTCTACGGTCCCGATATTCCAAGACGTTGACGCTGTACAAGATCAGCGCCCCCGTCCGTATCAGCAGGATGCTAGGCATTCCGCCCTTGTGTACCAAGCAGCACTTCTCGTGTCCACAACACTGGTGCTGTCGCATTACGTCGCGTCGGCCACGTACATGAACGCGCCGAACAGTGCTTCGCGGGCCTCGCGGGCTGCGTTGAATGCCCACTTGCGGAGCTGCCCCCAGCGGAAGCGCGGCTGGTGCTTACCCTGGTGCTGGATGCGCTGCAGCACCGGAACGTACCCAGTCTGCCAGTTCGGGATGAACCTGCCGAGTTCGGTGTAAACGCCCCACGGGAAGCGCGCAGTTGGCGCGTCCTCCTCACCCAGCCAGGCGGGCATCTCAGCAGTGTCAGCAAGGTAGATCATGTTGGTCCCTTTCAGAGTTGGCTCGGGAGCGTCGGTTTAGCGTGTCCCCGACAAGCCCTCGCTGGGCGCTCCCTACAACGATGATCTCTCTCATCATACGTTGCCGCTAGACGGAGGCGCGCTGATGTCGTGCCCTTCAGTTCACAGCCCTGGCATCAAGGGCCAGCGCGCCTCCGAGTCATTGCTCAGGCGTAGGAGCTGATGGTGTTGTTGAAGGCGGACGCCAGCTGGCCCGTACTCGTTCCGGCGTACAGCGTGGCGTGCTGCCCGGACGAGGAGCAGCCGCCCACCGTGTACACCACGATGTTGCGGCCGGTGTTGTTGTGGAAGGCCGAGAACCGATCGTTGGAGCCGGTCGGCACCGAGTGGCACACGCCCTGCTGCAGCTGGCTCTGCGGGATCGGCCAGGCCGCACCGCAGTAGCCGACGGTGTGGTTGGAGCTGGAGCCGCCGGTGCAACCGTCCCAGAACGTCACGTAGCCGGACGGACCGGGATACCCGGCGGCCTGGGCCGGGCTGGGGCTGAAGGCGAGCGAGGCGAAGAGCAGCGAGACGAATGTGGCGAAGATGGTGAAGGCGTTACGCATGGTTCTCCTCTGAGAGATGGGCGGGGCAGGCGTCAGGCCGCCAAGCAAGTCGCCTGCCCCAAGAGCGCCGGTACACGCCCCGACATGGCGACCGGTCGATCCCCCGCAGAGGGTACAACCGGATTTGTTGCGCTGCCACCCTTTGGACCTCTCGCGAGGGTTCAAGCCATGACACAGCGCGTTGCTCGCATGCAGTTCCGAGCGTGGGGATGGTGAGACTCGAACTCCTCCAACCGGGCCAGGAACTGCGCAGCCTCCAATCCCGGCATCCCCTTAGGCGCGGTGGAGCCGGTGCCGCGAAACACCGGACGCCACCACTTCGCAGATGGAGTCGTACGCCTCCTTGGCAGCCCGTCCAACCCGGGGGTCCGTGGCCGGAACTCTGCGGCCCGACGCTGCGCACGCCAGGTACTTGCGGGTACTCCGCCCGTGGGGCAGCGCGTCTCACCTGGGTGGGCAGGGAGCCACGCCGGGCGGAGCACCCGTGTAGCCGACGTTACTCGTTGCGGGAGATCTCCGCGCGCAGCAGTCGGTCCGAGACGCTGAACCAGAGTTCGGCCTGCTTCTGGAAGACCACGGCCTTGGCGAACTCGTTGTTGGCGATGGCGTTGCTGGCACTCCCGACCGCGAAGGCACCGTACTCTGCGGCGGACGCGTGGTCCAGCGCGTCCATGTCCGGGAATGAGAGGAAGCCCTTGTCCTTGGTGCCGAGAACCTCGTCCAGGGTCACCTTGCCCGACATGAGGTCTGCGAACTGCTGACCGCTGATGATCTTCAGGTTCTCGTTGGGCTGGTCGTGAAGGTTCTGCAGGAATCCGCTGAGGAAGTCGCTCACTTTGGTCCCTTCTCGGCGGTCCATCCGCCTCGTGTACAACGATCGTCTCGCGACGTTGCTTTCTGCCGCTAGCAACGAATCGAAACTACTGCTTGACCCAGGGCTTACATCCAGAGGTCTCGAACACCTGGCCTGCCTTGAGGACCACGCGTCCTGGTTGGTCCGCCTTGCTCGACAGCCCGACCGCCACAGCGTTGTTCTTGTAGTCGTCGGTCCAGACCGCCCAGTTGCACAGCGGCACCGCGCTGTCCTCCGCTCCGGGGGTGCGGTAGGTACCGGCCGCAACCTCCTTGCCTACCAACCAGTCCCCTTGTCCGATCGTCACAATCGGACAAGGGGAC